TAAAAACAAAAGAAAAAAAAGCAAAGAAAGAATACCAAAAGCAATTCGAGAACAAACCTGGCTAAAATCTTTTGGAAAAAAATATGAACACAAATGTTATATAAGTTGGTGTGACAATATTATATCAGTATTTGATTTTCACGTAGGTCATGATAAGCCCGAAAGTAAAGGTGGTAAATTGAGAGTTGATAATTTAAAACCTATTTGTGCTAGATGTAACTTGTCTATGAGCAATAATTACACTATTACGGAATGGGATAAATTAAATAATACACAAAGCAGTTGCTGTGGTTGCTTTAAGTTTTGGTAATTTTATCATATAATCAATGAATGATTAAATGATATATTTAAAAATGTTTTGAAAAACTTAGTTACAAACTTAGTTAGAGTATGCAAGACCTCCCATACCACTCATGACGCGAAGGACATTGTAGTTAGGGGCATAGACGCGAACCTTGGCAGTCTTGGTTCCCTCAACGCATGCGTTGGAAAGAACAAGCTGGAGTGTAGCATTGTCGATTCTGGAGAAGTTGCAAGAGCCGGATGGCTGGTGCTCCTCAGGGCGAAGGGCAAATGAATACACGTTAATACCAGTGTCAGGGTTGCGAGTGTGATGCTGGTAAGGCTGAACGAGATCGAAGTAAGTTCCTTCGCGCTCAGAGAATCTATCCTGTCCGTTAAGCTGGAGCTTAGCAGTGACAACTGGGTTCTCACCCCAGCAGTGCATGTTAAGAGCGGTCTCGGCAAGAACGAAAGCACCTGCATCAGACACGGCAGATCTGTAATTAGTGTTCGCTTTTTCATCACCCTTATCCTCCTCGCGGTAACTGAACTCTCCCGCCGACGCCCAGAAACCTGAATCAGCACTGACAACGGCATCAGCCGCACCTGGGTCTTGGAAGAGACCCTCAGAATCGATGTAGTCGGCTGCCTTGGAGCCAGTTGAATTGGGGCCAGAGAATGCATGAAGCGCATTAGGAAGAGCATCAATGGCATCAGTGTAGTTGAAAGGCTGAGCACCGAGAGTCTTGTAAAGAACCTCACCTCCCTCAAGAGCACTGCAGTAATCAACATTGGCATCCGGCTGGACAACCCAGACAAGCTCCTTGACGGGGTGGTTGAAATTGAGTTTAATCTTGTTGGATGAAGATCCAACAGACTCATCTCCAGTGAACTGAAGCTGCTCAATGAGGTACTCATGTGGGTTCTGTGCCATGCGGCGACGCTCGTCGGTATCAAGGAATACGTAATCGACGTAGAGTGAAGCAGCGACAAGAGACTGGTTGTATGCTCCATCTGTAGATTTGGCAGAGCCCTCAGCCTCACCGAGACTATCTACTGCCCAGAGGCACTCATCGATTGGTCGGATGTCAAGATTGACGCGGACCTCGTGGTACTGAAGGGCAATAAGAGGAAGAGCAAGACCTGGGTTACGGCAGTACCAGAACTGGAATGGCACGTAAAGAGTGGTCTCAGGAAGAGCATTGCGAGGGGCGCACACCTGGCGGGGTGCGTTTGACTCACAAGGCCCATCTACATCAGCGAAATCAGGATCAGTGACGTAGGTAAGCTGGGTGGTGTTACCAACCATCTTGTTGTATCCACGCTCCTGCTCGCAAGAGAGCGTGAGCTGGTTCCAGATGTGCATCCAGTCGCCGTACTGGCGATCGATGCGCTGTCCTCCGATCTCAACCTCAACCTGAGCAATCATCTGCTCGCCAGGGAAATCAAGCCATCGGGCGAAGTGAGCTAGGTTTTGGTTAATCTCAGGAAGAGTCACCTGAAGATATGTGCGGTAGGCAAGATCGCCGTTACGAGCAAGAGTGCATGTAACGCGGCGACCGAAATCAGCCTGTCCGTTGAAAGTCTGTTCAATAGATTCCATTGCAAAATTGGTATGGCGACGGTAAGTCACCTTCCAGAAAGTAATTTGGGGATTGCCTGTAAGATAGACATCCTGTGCGCCATAAGCTACTAGTTGCATTAATCCACCTCCCATGGTTATATTATTACTAAAGAAAAAACTTTTCTGGATTTTAACCGAATTAATTGCTTAATTAACATAATTTCATGTTTCTTACTATAAAGGTTTTAAGATAGCTATCAGAGAAAACTTCTTTCCTACCTTCATGCTTTTTAGTAAAAACATACGAATCTCTTCGTTTTTTAACAGACCATCCATTATTTAAAGCATTATATATAAATAGCATTTTTCTTATACTATCTTGATCAACATTGATGTTGTCATCAGTTTGCATAAAAATATTGTTATTATTCTCCATTAACCTGATAAAAGAAAACAACAATAAGCATTAAACGATTAATAATATGTTTATCAAAATATTCAATTAAATAGATTGCTTAATAACCACATATACACAAGATGCCTACTTTCAAGCCAAAAAGTAGTAAAACAATCAAAGTTTCTTCTAAAAGTACAACAACTTTAGACAGTAAGCATCGCGAGATAATTGATAAAATTAATAATGATGAAGATAACCTTTTGCCGGAATTGAATGAAAAAAAAAGAAAGCTAAAAAAACAGTTGTTGTGTGTCAAAAATATCGAAAATCTGCTAGATATAAAAGACAAGCTTAAAATAATAAAAAAAAGAATAAAAAGTATTAAAAAGGCAAAGAAAAAATACTATTTAGATAACAGTAGGTATGTATTTGAATATTTTGAAAATAAAAAAAATATTGCAAAGGGAACAAATAAAACAAAAATGCTAAATAACTTTTTCAATATTAAAACAGAGAGTGATAAAGAAGAGGAGAAAGATATAACAAATGTTCAAAAATATCTTTCAAATGTTGATGAAGAGTTTTTGGACATGAATAATTTCATAGTTTCTACAGACATATGTCCTATATGTAAAAAGGGTGAATTAATTGCAATACAACATGAGGGAATGTTAGTATGTAACAGATGTTCAAATAGTATAAATTACCTCATTGAGAACGAGAAACCTTCTTATAAAGAACCACCAAAAGAGGTTTGCTTTTATGCATACAAACGTATAAACCATTTCAGAGAAATACTAGCACAATTTCAAGCAAAAGAAACTACTCAAATACCAGATGAAGTATTAGAAAATATCAAAAATCAAATAAAAAAGGAGCGGGTTGAACTATCACAAATTACAAATAAAAGAGCAAAGGAGATATTAAAAAAGCTTGGATATAATAAATATTATGAACATATACCATTTATTAAAGATAAATTAGGAATTAAGCCACCAGTTATGTCTCCCGAGTTAGAAGAAAGATTATGCTGTCTTTTTATGGACATACAAGCACCATATGCAAAATATTGCCCGGAAGATAGAGTTAATTTTCTAAATTATTATTATACCGTTTATAAACTTTGCGAGTTACTTGGCCAAGAGCAGTTTTTACCATTTTTTCCAATGTTGAAAGATAGAGAAAAGCGAATTGAGCAAGATGAAATATGGAAAAAAATATGCAAAGAGTTAGATTGGGAGTTCATAACTACAATTTAATTAAATCTTGTTTTATTTTACTATCAAGTGTTTTTGCATTATTTATAATATTTTCAAATGTATTCATGGTTTTATTGAAAAGATTAATATCATTATTTATAAAAATATAATACTTATTACTATTTTTTATAAAAACACCAAAAATATTGCTTGCAATATTTTCATTTTTCAAAAAACATATTGCTGATAATAAATTATCAAACTCTTTTCTATTACACAAATTATATTTCTCAATTATAATGAAATTATCTCGTACTATTTCTTTGCAACATTTTAAACACCACATTGATATATTTAATGTAAATAATTATATCAATTATTTTAGTTTTACGCAATTTACTTACATGCTTGGGAAACCAACAAGTTTAGCACCAATTCCGAAACCCGCACCACTTCTTGCATTTACGCCCATACTCGGGACATATGTGTCAAGAATACTAAATGTAGCAGCTGCTGTTAAAGCAATAAGAGCAACCTCATCTAAATGAAGGCTTCGCTTTGGGATAGCGAAAGCTGCAATAGCAACCATTAGGCCTTCTACAAGATATTTAATTGCTCTTTTAACTAGTTCGCCAAGATCGATACCCATAAGATCCATTTATAGATTAAAGATAGAAAAAAAACTTTGTTGCATTACAAGCTTAAAAACTATACAACACATAATTTTATAGTTATGACAGAACCAAGAGGAGTTATTACAAAAATGAATAAGGATGGAACTCCTAATGCTAAATATGTTGATGTTTTAGATGAAGACAAGTCTATTGCTGGGCAAAAGTTTGTTTGTATATCATTTATTTCTCCAGATAAAATTATAGAAGATAAAAATAGATTTTTTTTCAAAGAGTTCCTAAAGAATTGGGAATTGAATAAATCTATGGAGAAATACATGCAGTTTTTGCATTTTGTTTCTGAAAAGTACAGTGTTGATTTTAATAGCATGACTAAAGATCTTGAGGATTTTTGTAAGATAGAAAAAAATAATCTTTTCTCAACTACTTTGGCGGATGAATACAAAACATTTATTGATAATAATGAGGACCGTTTAACTTCTGAATATGATGAATCTAACATGTTCCAAACAAGCACTAGAGGTGTTAAAATCAGAGGTTCTTACCCAAATCAGGGTGAAGCTGAATTAAGAGCAAAGCTTTTGAGAGAGCTAGACCCTAATCACGATGTTTTTGTTGGTCCGGTTGGAATGTGGATGCCGTTTCATCCTGAAGCGTATAAGACGGGTAGAGTAGAATATCTGGAAGATGAATTGAATCAGCTAATGCATGAGAAAAATAAGAATGAGAAAAAGGCAAAGCAAGAGTTTGAACAAAGAGTGAAATCTGCTAAAAAGAAAGCTATTGAAGATAATAAAGAAAAAGCGCTGAAATCTGGAAATGTTCTGACACAAACTATTGATGAACAAGGAAATCTGGTTAGTGTAAAGGATATTTCTACAATGGATAGAAAACTCGGTGACGATGTTTCAGTTGCAGACATTAGGAAAGAATTATTCGAAGATGAAAATGTAGTTATTGATAAAAACACTGATCATGGTCTTTCTGATATTCTCAACAAAAAAGATTGAATTAAATAAGAATCGTTAAATAAGAATCGTTAAATAATTTATTAAATACGTAATAAATTATTATTTATAAAATATATTTTTAAAGATAATCCGTTATAGAATATTAATATGAATCCTTTTTGGGATATAGTATTAATTTTCTCTATAGTATTATTTTTCTTAGCAGGAATATGTAATTGTAGATCATGTTTAAAAGAATATAGGATTGTGCAAAACTTAATACATCCAGAAGAACCGGTAATTATAGTGAATGATGATAATGTATTTACAATGCCAGTAACTGATGGTGTAAGAGTTTATAATGTAAACGAAACTATTACAATAATAGATGCCGAATGATAATTACCATTTGCTTTTTTTAACACTTATTCTGGGCCCTCGACTTCTTCTAGAAGTATTTGGATCATATGACTGAACATCTTCATCATCACTATCTAAATCTTTTGACAAATCCCAAAACTCTTTTGACCCTAATCTAAATGTAGCATGAGGATCAGCTTTATACCAAAATATCTGGTCTTTTAATTGATTACTTTTCGCATTGTTATTAATTACAAGACATTCATAATTTTCTGTACATTGGTCCATAATTTGTGCAAAACTTTCAAATGTAGGAAACATCCCAGCATAATTTTCCCAAATAATCTTTCTATTTTTGATATATGGTTCTCGAAGGATAAATACATAATCAATATTAGTTCTTAGGTTGGGTGGAATACCAAGTGGATATTGCATTGTAATAATCAACATGATTTTCCAATGACGACCATTCATGAAGAGCAATCTCATCATTTTATCTCTTGTCCAACTAGCATCATACAAGCAATCATCAAGAATAACAAATGCTCGTGGGTCAATTGTTGTTTTTTTATAGTTTTGCATTTCTTTCTTAACTTGTTTAAGAACAGTTCTTTGCCTTTTAAGAATATTTTCAATAATTGCACTATTATATTCATCGTGAATAAATAATTTAGGAACATGTTCACTGTAAAATCCATTCCCTGCTTCAGTTCCAGATATTACTGTGCCTATTGGTATATCCTGATGATAATACAGTAGATCTCTTACTAAATAAGATTTACCTGTATCTCTCCTACCAATTAATACAATAACTGGACCTTTGTTTTCATCTGGGCTAAAACTGATATTTCTCATACTCCATTTACTCAACTCTAGTTGTGTCGACATTTATTGTGTGATTTGTAAAAAGATATTTATTTAATGTATTATCCGCATAATTAAGTTTAGGATTTAAAAAATAAATATATATTTTCACTAATGAACTTCACTTATAGAAAAAATGATAATGCATCATTATTTGAATCAGTTCAACGAAACGAGCTATTGGATATTAAAGAACCACAAAACTATGTACCTTTATACAAAAAGTTCTTTGATTTAAATGACAAAAATTATGACAAAATAAATCTGAACAACAAGAAATACTTAAGAAGGATTATAACGATGACTGATGATAATAGTTGTAAAGGAATTATTATGAATAGTAAAAACAATGAAGAAAATGCAGAAATATTTTTTAAATATAGTCCATTGCTAGACCCAACAAAATACCTTATTGGAAAATATGATGAGAATGTTAATTTAATGAATCTTCCAAAATATAATCATTCAGATTGTCATGCAAAAGTTAAAGATCCAAATAATGCTGCTTATGTCGATTCATTTTTTACATATTTAACGAGTCAGCTATTACATAATCATGGTATAATACACGGCATTGATTTTTATGGCTCTTTCTTAGGAAAGAAAAATAATTTTAAAATTAATATTGCCGACGATGTTGAATATTTAAACGACTCTGATTTTTTTCATAAAAATAGAGGTACTTTGTTTAATATAGACAATTCATTTGCAGATAATTTTTTTAATTTTGATACTAGAAGTAACAAAAATAGAATAATAACGCATACTGAAAATCTCTCTGATGATTTTTTAAATCTGGGTGATATAAATGATATATCTCATTTAGATAGTATTTTTAGCGATATGAAAATAAGTGATGATATCGTTGAAGAAAAAAAAGTAGATTTAGTGTTTTCATATGATATCTCAAAAAGTAAGCCGGATTCAAATGTTGCAATTTCTTTAGATAGTGCTACAAATGGAGACCTAGAAGAAGACGACCAAGAAAATGAAGAAAAAAATAAAGAATCTGGCTCTGAGTCTGATTGTTCATCTAGATCATCTGATACTGATAACGAGAGGGACAGTGATTCAGACGACGATGATGATGATAGTACTAGTTATTCTACTGCATCAGAAGATACTTTAATTGCTACAATTAATACTTTTCCAGTTCAAGTTATTGCTTTGGAAAAATGTTATGAAACAATGGATACTCTTATAGTTGATAAAGCAGATTCTCTTACTGATAAAGAGTGGGGGTCAATGATTACTCAAATTATTATGCAACTAATTATTTATCAAAAAATATTTGATTTTACACATAATGATCTCCATACTAATAATGTGATGTATATTACTACTCCAAAACAATACATATATTATAAATATAACAATCGCCATTATAAGATACCAACATTTGGTCGTATTTTTAAAATAATCGATTTTGGGAGAGCAATTTACAAGTTCAGAGGAAATGTAATATGTAGTGATAGTTATCATCAAAAAGGAGATGCGGCAACACAGTATAATTTTGAACCATACTTTAACCCAGATAAACCTAGATTAGAGCCAAATTATAGTTTTGATTTGTGTAGATTAGCATGTTCTTTATTTGATTTTATTATCGATGATATAAAAGAAAATCCAAAAAGTCCGGAAAACGCAATGAAAAGATTAATTATTGAATGGTGCAACGACGACAAAAATAGAAATATTTTATATAAAAATAATGGCGAAGAACGATATCCTGATTTTAAACTTTATAAAATGATTTCTAGAACTGTTCATAATCATACGCCAGAAAAAGTAATACAACAATCTTATTTTAATAGATATGTTTTGGGCAAGAAAAAAATAAGTAAAAATGCAAAAATAATTAATATTGATAGCTTACCACAATACACGTAAAAAATATAATTATATAATATCATTATCACTATAATTATGATGAATCAATCTTTAAAAGATACTAGCATCAATAGCATGCAAGATATTTTAAAACACAAAATGAGAGAAAAGGTAATATCTGTAAGAAATGAAGACGCCTACATAGATAGTTTGTTAAGAATAACTGCTTACAAGGATCATAATAAATTAATTAGAGAAGAGTTTAAGCATAGAGTCCAGATACTTGATGAAACATACAATAGATATACTTTTTGGGCAGATATTGTGCAAATATCAATAATAATATTATCATCAATATCATCGGTTGTTCAAGCGGCGAATTGTGAAAGATTTGTATCTGAAGATACAGTTGATATATTTTCTTTGATAATTACAGCATATACTGGATTAGTACTAGCATTAGCAAAATATAAAAAGATAGAAGAGAGAAAAGAAGCAACAAATAACATTAGACATCAATGTGCCGATTTTTTAACAGAAATACAAACTAGAAATGATAAGCTAAATACGTGGTGCTATGATAAAATGTGGGCTGGAGGTGATCTCGAAAGATTAAAAGCGGATTGGAAAAATGAAGATAATGATTTATATCAAGAACTCGTACCGCTTATTGAAAAAAAACAGAAATTAACATGTGAGTTTGAAAAAATAATTGATACAAAAACTGTTAAAAAATTATTAAAAACAATAAGAGAGCAAAATCTTAAGTTTAAAAAAGAGTCAATCGAGTTTACAATAAAAGAAGATGCATTAGATATAGAAACTAATAATTTGGAAGCAAAAAGAAAAACACAACAAAGCACTGCATTTTACAAAGCGAAAATAAAAAATGATATTACTATTCCTAATAGACCTAATATAGGTTTAAGAGGGTCGATGCCTATAAGGCCAACAATACAAGTACGAAGTGGAGTGGGAAATGATACTAATGTTATACAAGTAAATAATAACGAAGACCCTCAAAATAATACTTATATTTTTAGACAAAGGAACAATTTATCTGAAAAAAGTGATGAACTATAAAAGATTTATTTTATTAATTAATTCAATAAAATAAATTATTTAGAAGTCTGGTGTTCCAGTAAAGGCCACTGTTGGAGAAGCAAGGCTTACATTTTCACCAACTTGATTGATTACAAATAAACCAGCAATAGAACTAACATAAACTAGTAAGGAATCGCGAACCATATGTTTAACTGCGATATCTTCCTTAACAACATATTTTTTCTCAATAAACTTTGAAAGTACAAAAATAACTGCAATAGCAATTCCTATCATAAATGAGCTATTCTCCATTATGATAGTTTATTATTTTGAATTATTTTAATTAACGCATTAAATTAATGTTTCTACGTCCAGCAACGGAATTGGCTTAATTGCAACATCTCGATTTAAATCATTCACATCTGCAATCTCTAATTTGACTTCTTGTCCAATTGTTAATGGCATATCATCTTCATCATCATATTCAGCTTCTTCTGCCTTCCTTCTTTCATTTGCATCAAATGCAATTTTCTCTAAACGTTCGATATCTTTTGGTGCATTTATACTACCTTCTACTCCGTTGGTATCCATAGTTGAATCTACATCCGAGAAGGCAATATTCGATGGCATCTCTGGCGTAGTAACAACATCAAATGTTTCTTGCATTCTTTCGACGGCGACTTCCATTTTATTTGTATCACTTTCGGTTTTTTCGATTTTTTCTGAACCTTTATTAGTTTCATTTGTAGATTCCTTTGCTGCTACTTCTTTTTCTGGTTCTGGCTCAGGTTCAGGTTCTGGCGCAGGTGTTTCAATAATTTCTTTTTTAACTTCTACATCTTCCTCAGTAGTTTCTGCCATATATGCGCGAAGAATATCTTCAATAGGCATTGTATCTCGAATAGTTTGCATAATACACTCTTTAATCATAACTTCCAACTCACGATTATGCTTTTGAACTTGCAAAGGAGGAATATCTTTTTCGAATAAATATACATTTGTATAAACCTTTCTAGCTACATTTGTATAAACTTTATGAACAAAAACATCCGGAGATGGTATATCAATGTCAATCTTTTTTTGTGTTTGTCCAACCCTAATGCAGGTTAATGCTTTTAATTGAATAATATGAACACACGTAATAAGATCTTCTATATAATTGCAACCAGATACGGTGCTTATTCTTTTTCTCTCTTCTTCAATAATACTATCATTCCACTTTGGAACTCTACTTAAAAATGTTTGAAATGTTAATAAATATTTTTCAAACTCGTCGTTTTCTTGACAAAGTTTTACAGCTTCTTGAAAAATAGATTTTAAACCTTCAACAATGGCAGGTGTTAAAATACTAACTAACCTAGCACACCACTCGTTTTTTGACTCAGTTAAACTACTAACAGAATAGTCGTCCATTACATATTTACCACATTTGTTATATTGTCATTAGAACGTAAAAAATAATTATTTAACATAAATAATATATATAATTTTTCGTTTCTAAAATCTCTCTTAACTTTATTAAAAAGCATCAGCATATGGTATTTTGTAATATCATCAATATTTTTACATGATTCTATATATGCCATAAAATCTAATCCACAGAATCCATGTTCATACATTTTTAATGAAAACTCAAATATTTTTTTATAGTTTTGTTTCTTTGGAATGTATTTTTTTATCCACATAACAGCCTTTTTAGTATCATTGCATTTTCCAAATTGGTTATCTAGTATTTTTCTATGCAGGTTTATCTTTTTATTTTTAATTTTTGGCAAAGAAACATATATTTCAGAAAACCTAGAGAGAATTGGTCTTAAAAGTTTATATTTATCTTCAACAATAATGAAAAATCTCGTATTATGACTAAATAGTTCGATACATCTTCTCAGCGCAGATTGTGCATCAATTGTTAAACTATCTGCATTTGATAAAATAACTGTTTTAAATGTTATATTGCTAGAAGTGATATTTGATTTTGAAAAAAACTTTAATTCCTCCCGTACAAACTTAATACCTTTTCCATGAGCACAATTTGCGAAAAGCACATATGATCGGAGTAATTCTTTATTATCATTGTATATGGCTTTAATAAAATTACTAACAATAGTTCTTTTACCACTTCCTGACGGTCCATGAAAAATTATATTTGGAATATTGTTATTTTTACGAAATAAATCCAACTTCTTCTGTATATTACTATGAATCTTTAGAGACATGCTTATTAAACCTAAATACAAATACTTTAAGATGTTTAATAATGGAATGATATAGATAAATATTTATATCATTCTTTTTGTGATTTAATATTTCAAGAGATAATTACCAACTATTTAAGCTTTTAGTATATGGGTTTTCTTTAAAAGCTTTTAATATATCTGGATTTATTCTGTCATTTGTTTCGTGTTTGTGCATTTTACTCATATTTACCCCTCCATATGTTTCCACACTTGGTATTGTATTTATTCTAGCTGAGGTTGCGTAACTTCTATTCATTACACGATCTGAATCTTTCTTTGTAATATGAATATTTTGATTACTATTAAATGTATCCATTTTACCAGGGGAAGGGCGACTAACATGTGTTTTTTTTGGATTGTTTCGCTGATTATACTCTGCTGCATAACTTTTTGTTGCAGAAGATACCGCTGGGGCAGCCACGCCTCCATATTCATAGTTTGTTGAATCTCTTTCCTGTGAAACAGCTTGGTGTTTTGATACTAAATATGCATCTTGTGATTGTTTTTGGCCCTGAACATTTAAATGATTATTATCTAACAACCCAGTTGTCTGCTCTCTTATAGTTGTCCTTGTTTTATCTGCTGGATTGTAAATATGTCCATCGGATACATGAGACCTAGCATTTCCATATTGTCTTACATTTCCAACAATATTTTCTTTTCGCGTAGGTCTTAGTATGTCCATTAATGGCGCAATAACTGCTTTCACTAGCCCTTCTACTCCTCCAACACGATCCGTTGGTTCAGTTGTTACGCGATTATTACAATAATTCTGATAACTACCATTACCATAATCTCCACTAGATGGACCTGCTTTTCCGGATGGCGCTGCTAATCCAGGACCCCTTAAATGATGTTTATGAGATTTTTTGTAATTTCCAGGAACATATGTGACCTTTGCATCTTGCCCAGCTGTTCCAAAATATTCAGCAGTTGTTTCACTTCTACTTTGAGGCTGCATTACTTCAATACCTCTTACAGTTTGTGCTTTCTCAACACCTGTTGTAGTGAACCATCTTTTTGGCCCTAATTCATAATCAGTATCTGGTCTATTTTTTTCAATCTTGCCATGATTTTTTAAGTGCGCATAATCCTTAATATGATAAGCTGCTGGACCTTGATGACCATTCAAATTATAACTTATTTTAGGATTTGTTTTTGTTCTAAGTTGATCTACATTTTTAGGGAGCCATTGTTGTCTATTCTCTACACCAGCATTATATCCAGAACCACTTCCACCAGTAGTATATCCTAAACCTAACCCAGGTGCAACTTTTTTCTCATCCCATGGTTTTACATTTGCCATTCTTTGACTTGGATTTTGCCTTGAAAGAAAAAAATCATTCATATTTGGCATACCATTTGCCCATGATATATTTTTTTCAGGTTTAAATAATGGCGCCTGTTCTTTTTTTCTAATATGTTGAGATCCGGAACCCTGCATATGATCTAATCTACTTTCCGCCTGATTGTGATTTCCAGTAGAACCCTTTATCTTTGCTCCAAAAAATGGCACCATATTATTATGTTTAAACTCAGATTTCACAATAGGATTTCCAGTAAGACCCATTTGTACCTGAGTTGAACCACCAACACTGTTTGGCGGATTATTTATTTCAACATTTTTGCTTACATGCTCTTTTCTATAATATTTATCAGTTACCTGATTCGAGTTCACATAACGTTTTATATTATTATGAGATTCATCCTTTGAAATAGGATAATTTATAGGAGAGATTGATGGATTAACGTTCGGCAAACTATTATTTCTTGCACTCATATTACTAAAACCATCCTTACTCTTTTTATCTTGATCTTTATTTGAAATAATATACATTGCCCCAAGACCTATTAGTGGAATTGCTAATTCTGCCATCTATATAAAGCTTATTAGATTATTATTTATATATCCCCGCACCACCGACTTTTCTCATTGTGATGTATAATTTGCATTATCGTTATTAATTAAACTTGGCACAACTGTTTTAAAATTATCTCTCTCTATTAATCTTGTATTAAGATTGTTGTGGAAAGGAATGCATGTGTTTTCTTGTGGATCTAAAAAAAGATATTGGAAATTATCTTGTTCTAAATCTCTAACCATCCAAGCAGGATGCGTCGCTCTACTTTGTTGAGTTATTGGATTCATACTCGGATATTTCAAAGCAGATGATTTAACTGAGGCTATCGATTTATTAACACAATCTTTCCCTACACTTTGTTTAATTCCTAATAGTTCGCTCTCTAAATTAATTGTATTGCTTCTTAGATTTGCACCCCACTTTTGCAAACGAATAAACGGGTCTTCCATGAAAGGAGGAGCTGGTCCATTCCCAGGAGTGTCTATCATATATCTACCGGGACCAGTCAATTCTTGTAATTGTTTTTCAACTCTTGCTTGATCATCATGAAATCTAGTAAATGCCATTATGTATATATGTTAAATGTAGAAAATATTCCTTTAAAATATATTTTATTGGTTGTATTTAATATAAATTATTATCGAAGATTCAGTAATTTGGCATATAATAAACATCCGCATAAACCGTATGTCCGATTACTAAATAAGGATCGCAGTTAGATGCTGGTCTTCTATCTTCTAAATACCCTTTTCCCATTTCCCACACACTATTACTAACTCTAACAGAAGTGTTTCTTTTACCTACACTCCACGTAAAGGTATCGTACTTTGATGTTTCATCATGGCCAGTAAGCCTTTCTTTATTATAATCTCCATATGTGTGAATTATTTCATTGTGAAACAACATCATTCCTCTAATACATTTCTCAATATAAATACTTCCTATACCATTATCACCACCATTTCTCATAAACCTATTACTATAATTTGTATGACACGCAGATCTATTCCAACCATCTTTAAATGGCTTGGGGTGCCAACAAATAACAGCATTATTCATTTCAGCTAGTCTCTCTAAAATATACCTACTAACATGTAGATGATCTCCTGCAGCGACTCCTTTACATATACCTATTTTATATCTCCATTGAGCTGGACCAAGAGATGCATTAATCTCTTTGATATTTATTTTTGCATCTAAACATAATTGCATATGTGTTTCCGCAATTTGCCTTCCATATTGATTTCCCATACAACAGTAATAATTACCTATGCCATTAGCTGCATATTGTGGATGTATTTGTTCATTGCTATTATTTTGCTCAGTCATAATTGGAATGCCAAATGGTCTTTTTGTTATTTTGCTTATAATATAATATTCCTGTTTCATACAAAACCAAGGGTCCATATCTTTATTTTCATCTATAATATTTATGCACCATTTTCTAGTGGTTTCTTTAATTAAATTGGTTTCACAAAATACAATGTACGAGTTGGCTGATTTTCTGAAAGGATCTTTACAAATAAACGCGGGTGTAAGCGATAATTCAGTATTTTCATTACTTGCCTCTCCTGTTGAGATTGCATTATAATTCAAAATAGGCCAATTATCTGTTTTTTTTACATCTTGTATTTCATTATCTTTAAAAACTCGAGTTTTCCATCTATAATGTTTTTTAGAAATCCATATATAATCTGCTATTATCATTTTATAATAATGTTAATTATATGTTTTTAAATCTTTATATATATCCACATTTTACTGCTACCCACGAATTATGTTTATTTTTTTTTAACGTAAATGGTTTCCCACAACCATATATTTTATTATTTATAATGAGGTCGTCGCAGATTTCTTTTGTAGCATGTGGATCAATTTGTTTGTTATTAGACTTTAATACCCCATGGCGAAATATTGCACAATTAATTTCATTTACTTTAATTGCAACAGGTATTTTACATGTGGGACAATATAATACTAACACAGAATCAAAACTCATACTATTTTAATCTAATATTTTTATTTAACCAAAAAAATATATTTATATATATTACAATGCAACTCTTTGTAAAAACTCTAACTGGGAAAACAATTACATTGGAAGTAGAACCTTCTGATACAATTGCTACCCTTAAACAGAAGATTCAGGACAAAGAAGGCATTCCACCAGACCAACAGCGTCTTATTTTTGCAGGAAAGCAATTAGAAGATGGAAGAACCATTTCTGACTACAACATAAGTAAAGATTCGACTCTTCACTTAGTTTTGCGTCTTAGGTAAGGTTTGTAAATGATTTTTAATTTTATAAGAAATCATTTACACAATTTATTCAGAAAAATAATATATATTATTTTATGTATATATAATGTTATTGCATTTACATTTTTTCAAAAAAACTAAATATTTTATTTTTTATAATTTATTGGCCGTATTGTTTTTCGGGGTATTATATTATTTTTTGCAGGATTATGATTATGATGAATTGTCATTAGTTTCTAATATCCATAAAAAAAAGAGATATTCTATGTTAGATTGTATGTACTTTAGTTTGATTACCCAGACAACAGTTGGTTATGAAGATCATGGCGGTATCCGTCTGGAACGTATCAAGATTGCCAATATAGTGCAGCTATTAAGTATTTTTTTTATTTCTGCTTTATCACTTGAATAAAATCATTACTTTTATTATTTTATTAACGATAATTTTCAAATACTACTAACTTGTATTTGTCTGTTAATAGACTCAATAATATCATCATATATCTTGTAATCTATAACTTGTTTATCACTTTGTGTTGAATATAAATTATCCAAAGGATCAATATTAGAAATATCAATTTTATCTAATGATTTAAAATACGCAGTCAGCAATGTATATCTAACATCACCTAAATATTTTCCTTTACTATCTGTTCCTAGTTTCAAGCTTAGCTTAGATATAGGAAGTTGTTTTTTATAAATAATATCAAATATTCTATTCCATTCACTCCAACACATAGTACAATTGCTGTCTGCCAGACAAACATGGGTGATTTCGTCACATTCTAAAATTGATTCTATCTTCATAAATATTTCGCGCAGATGTAATTTTTCTTTTTTATATGGACAAAACCCGATATTATCTAAATATACCTTTGTATTCTTAAAATTATTTTTATTTATATTTTCAAGTATAGTTTTTCTAGCAGTGCTAAAATCTTGATAAATATTATTTTTCATATATTCATCTGAAACTGATAAATCAATTGATATATTTTCAACTCCAAGATTTACAGCTTTATCAAAATATTGACAAAAGTTAGGAACCACCATATAAATATCTGTTTTTTCACATTTATCTTTAGCGTATTCAAATAATTCCTCTGAATATTTAATTTGAGGAAAAACTTCAGGCGAAATAAAAGATCCTACTTCTATTGCATCGGGTGATTTTGATAAAATACTATCGAAAATACCTTTCTTTTCAAGTAATGGAATGTATTCTTGAATATTCAGTAATGTTTTAGTTAAAGTTACATCATATAATGAAAATGTCTTTCTATTCAATGAACGAAACATGTTAGTTAATATATTTACACTTAAACCTTTAAATATATTATATTTTTCTAAGAGATTCACAGTATAATTTCATTCAACCATACATCAAATTAATATTTTGTAAATTAATATTTTTATCTTGACATTCTTTCTTGCTTTTCGCTTTTTTAGATAAAGCCTTTCTAACAAATCTTGATCTAGCTCCTACACCAGATCCAGGTATATACCTATTCTCAATAGAACCATTTGCTTTATTTGTAAAAATCAACCGGTGCGACATTATAATATAATGCAAGAAAACATTAGTTTTATCCTAAAATTGAAATAATAAAAATAAAATAACTTATCTTAAATAACTTATCTCAAATAACATATCAAATAAACTATAATGAGTTCCAACAAAAAAATACAACTTGGATTGTGTTGCTTAAATACAATTCTTCGTGCTCAAAAACCATCAGTATTTGCTTCACGAAAAATGATTATACGGACTGTTAAAGAAAAAGGCATTGATGTTTTAAAACAAAAAATACTTCAAAATCTCAGAGATGTTTTAACAATGATAGATTGGAATGAAGAAAATGGAATTAAAGTATTTAGATTAAGCAGCGAGTTGTTTCCTCATAAATCTAATCCAAAAGTAGAAGATTATAGTTTTGATTTTGCAAAGGATTTGCTACGAAAAATAGGAATCAAAGCGAAAAAATACAATCAAAGGCTTACATTTCATCCAGGACAATACAATGTGGTTGGAACACCAAATAAAAAGAGTTTTCAACAAACAATCGTGGATTTAAAATATCATGCTGATGTACTGGATCTTATAGATGCAGGTAAAGATTCTGTTATGGTAGTTCATGGAGGAGGAATATATAATGACAAGAAAGCTACTCTAGAAAGATGGTGCAAACAATATATGCTTTTGCCAGAAAATGTAAGAAACAGACTTGTTTTAGAAAATTGTGAAAAATGCTTTTCAATAGAAGATTGTTTATATGTTTCAAAAAAGGTGAATATTCCTGTTGTGTTTGACACACATCATTATAATTGTTACTGTAAAATGCACCCAGCGGAGTCTTTTAAGCCAGCAGTTGAATACATATCAGAAATATTAGACTCGTGGAAAAGAAGAAATATAAAACCAAAGTTTCATGTAAGCGAGCAAGGATCTGGAAGAACAGGTCATCATAGTGATTACATAGAAACAATTCCGCAATATTTGATGGAAATCCCAGATAAATATGGTGTAGAAATAGATATTATGATAGAGGCAAAAATGAAAGAACAAGCCATATTTAAATTATATAAAAAATATCCCACTTTAAATTGTAAAAATAGTGAATATACATTGCCGATTGTGCATCATGATAAAAAATGGATCAAAAAAAATATAAAAGATTGTGCATGTTGCGAAATTAAAAAGAAAAAGAAAAAATTAAAAATTGTGAAATCATTTAAATAAATACAAAATATATTTTTTTTTTGAATTGAAGTATAAAGTTATTTTAAATATGATAAATAATAATATATGGAAAATAAATTATTATTAGACAATTATAGAAAAAAACCAAATGTAATACCTCCAGTTGTTTATCAAACATGGCACACTAAAGATATGCATCCAATATGGGATGAGCAATTTAAAGTTATGAAAGAAAGAAATAAACATATAAAGTTTGTTTTATTTACAGATGAAGAATGCAGAGGATATATTAAAACTAATTTTGATAGTGAAGTTTTATGGGCATATGACATGTTAGCACCTACTGCATATAAAGCAGATCTTTGGAGATATTGTGTTCTTTATAAAGAAGGTGGGATATATTTAGATATTAAACTTATTTGCTATGAATTAGATTTATTACGAAAAGAGGAGTTTCTAAGAGTAGATGATTTAAAAAGTAATAAAGTATCACCAGGATATAATATTGAAACATATAGCGATGAAAATTATATTAATTCTCACGATACAGTAAATGGATTATGGCAAGCTGTAATGGCGTCACAAAAAGGTAGTAAAATATTAAAAGCAGCTATAGATAATATTATAAAAAATATAGTTAATCAATATTATGGTTATAATAGTCTTTGTCCAACTGGACCACAACTGATATATGATATTGCAATTAAGTTTAATGTTGAATATATTAATATGAAATTAGAGCAACCATATGTTAATAATAATAATAATAATACTATTTTAGTTACGTTTTTTGGTTTTCCCATAATAAAAGTTATTGATTTTTACAGAGAAAATCTAGATTATAATTTTAAAAAATTGTATAATCATGATAGTAAATATTATAGTAAGTTATGGCTAGAGAAAGCCATATATAATACAAATGAATTAAACTATTATTATAAAGCAACAGCATATATTTTTAAAAAATACAAAAATATACATAATGTTTGCAAGATTGATAAATACAACTACTTATTTGAAAATAATATTGCATTTGATTATTCGAATGATAACATGTTATATTTAAAAAATCCTTATGCTGCTTATTTTTTTACATTGTACAATAAAAAAACATCTGAAATAAAAAATATAAAAACTCCATTTTTAGTAAAAAAAACTGTTTCTGGATTGTTAGACGCAAAAATAGGTCCAAATAATATTGTTACTTTTAAAGCTATAAATAATAATCAACAAGTTACTGTAATTATTAATAATAGATCTCAAATTGCTAATAAAAAATTATGGATACCAATCGAAAATAATGATATCAGTTTCTTTAAGAATCAAAATAAAAATATATATGCAATTTTATCATGGTATCCTTCAATAGAAGTATGTTTATATGAAAGTAATTATAATAAATATAATTTTACTAATAAAAAAATAATATGTGAAGGCAATAGTTTAATTCATACAACATGGGTATCGCATGGGATTTCTATCAATAATGAGATATGGTTTTTAGGTAGAAAAACATTGAGAAAAAGATCATATACTACTAATTTGCATATATCATATACATATCAATGGGTTGTCTTAGATGAAAAATTAAAATCACTAATAAAATCTGAAACATTTTATATTGAAAAAAAATATGTTAATAAAGTTTCTCATATAGCTTATAATAAAAACCTTGATTGTATTGTTGTATATAGTACATGTGCTAATAAGTGTTATTGTGAATATTATTATAAAATGGAAGCAATGGATGATTTAATGTGGTTTGAATAAATTATTTATAAAAAATATTTATAAATAATTTTTTATTTTGTTTTATTGATTTTATAGTTCATTTTTTGCGACAACCCAGGTTACCTTAAGATCATGCGCAGTTCTTACTAGACCGTGATAAAATCCATGATTATCTTGCATATGTTGAGAATGCTCGCGTGTTCGGGGGCGAGTCAGCATACCTTGTGCATGAGCTTCAAATTGATAAACAATATTCATAAGTGTTTCTCCAAAACTCTTTGTATCATTTTTTGAACTTGGTGCAAAACAAATATCTACCCAATCATTACTAGTACGGTCCAGAAAATCCACGAAATAATAAGCTGTTTCTGGACACCAGTTATCCTCCTCAATATACTCACGAAGGCGAACAGACCAGTCCCAGGGAAACTCTTCTGTTACAGTGTGGGGAATATAATCTTCGCCATCAAGGGTTGGTACCCATGTAGGCACTGTAGTCGTATTTACGATAGTTCCGCTTCGAAGCTCCATTATTATAATTATAATTTATGTCCGTGTTTTTAAATAGTTTCAATTTAATAATTAAATAAAAAATTAAATTGAGACGATAAATAGTAAGAAAATATACTTGGAAAAATAAAATGGCAGACGAATATATTTATTGCGAAATAAATCCTTGTGGAAAAAATAGTATTTCTCAAATAAATACTATATCAAAACATATAGATGATCATACATACACTATATGTAATAAAACAATTTGGAAAGAAGGTGTAATATATGGAGAGATTCTGCAAGAAGATTATGATAATTATATTAAAAACCCCAATATTTATAGCATCGATTCTATCTGTAGCTATGAACCACAGGAATTATGGGATGGTGATAATCAAATTGAATATTTTACAAAAGATGATAAGCCAATAAGTAAATCAGATTCTATATACAAAAAAGTTATTGAAATAATTAATAATGAAGGTTTCACTGCATTAGAGGACGATTATGATTGGTCCTATAATGAAAACGATTACAGCATTTCAGGTAATGTAAAACTTACCAAATTATAAAAAAATAGAAAATTGAATATTTTTATTATATTAAAATTATAATTATTATCGAATACTATGAGTCGTCAAATAAACTGTCCATTATATGGATTTATTAATATAACCCAACGCATGGGATTTATAATAGATACTCCTGAGTTTAAACGCTTGCATAATTTACGGCAATTAGGAGCTACTTATTTAGTTTATCCAAGTGCGAACCATACAAGATTTGAGCATTCTTTGGGAGTAAGTCATTTGGCTAAAAAATTATTGCTTTCATTAAAAGAAAAAAACCCAGATAAAAATATAACTGATGAATTAATAGAATTAGTGCAAATCGCAGGATTAATTCATGATATTGGTCATGGTCCTTTCAGTCATTTATATGATGATTATATTATTGGTGAAAATGACATGGAACACGAAGAAAGAGGAATAGAAATATTTAAAAAAATGGTAAAAGAAAATACTATGCCATTTACTGAAGATGAAGTAACATTTATTACTTCACTAATAAATCCTAATGAAAATGTAAAAAATAATTGGCTTTTCCAAATTGTGGCAAACAAATATTGTTCAATAGATGTAGATAAAATAGATTATATTCAAAGAGATAGTTATCATTTAGGATTTGGATTAAGTGAAAAATATGAAAGATTGATTACGATGTGTGATATAAAAGATTTTGAGGGAAATACAGTATTGGTTTGGCCAGATAAATTACAAGACGAAATAATATCATTATTTGAAACCAGATATAGATTACATAAAAAAGTATATCATCATCATACTGTGAAATCATGCGAATATATCATAACAGATATATTTAATAATATTATATCTAACAGTAATTTGGAGTTTAAATATTTATATGATGATATCATTTCATTTCCTTTTACTCAAACAATAAGAGAATTAAAAGACAAATTAGATAAAAGAGAACTTCCAAAAATGATAGGTGAAATAATTGTAACTGTGAGTAATAATAATAAAGATAAACAAGAAGATATTGAAGCAAGATTAAATGAAATTATTAATATGCTTACTAATGATGGTATTACAAATAGAGGTATTATGAAATGTAAAATAGGATTTATCAGTGGTAATGGAGAGAACCCTTTAAAAAATGTTGTATATTTTAATAAAAATAAACAAAATGCATATAAAACAGAAAATTATTCCAGTTTTATGGCTCCAAAGAATTGTCAAGAATATATTTATAGAATTTATATTGATAATGAAAATGATTTGGATAAAGCAAAACAATTGTGGGCCAATTTAATATAAAACTTTATCATTGTTTTCGTGTCAATTAAATCATCTTAGAAAAAGAGTTGTATAATCTGACAGAATTATATGTCAAAGAATAAATAACGAAGTTCATAAAATAGATAGAAGAAAGTTAAAAAATGTAAAAAAAATGTAAAAAATGTAAAAAAAAACAGAAAATTGAAATTAAACTTTTTAAATACTAATTTTCAAACAAACAACAAAATCAAACTAACACAACTAATACAAACAACATCATGTCTATCTGGCAACTATCCTGGAACCCAAAAAACTACAATGCAGTTGAAAGGCTTCAGCTAGCACTTCAAGATGAAAAATATAAAACGATTACCCAATCCTGGGGGAGGAGTTCTACAAAAAATATTAGCAAAATAAAGGCAGGAGATGTTATCTACATCTCTTGTGCAAAAAAGTGTGTCGCAAAAGGAATTGTGTCAGAACCATTCACTCAAGAAAATCGGGTTATTGACGATCCATTTATTATTAATAAAGATGAGCGAGATGATAGACACAAAAATCATTACTATTGCAAGATCGTTCTTACTGATATTTATGCTCCAGAAGATCAAAAAGATTTGCCAGGAAATCAAAATACGTTCTGCAATCCTACAAATGCATTCTGGAAATAATTGAAAAACAAAAAATAAACAAAAAATAAACAAAAATATAATATATTTTTTATTGAATTATAAAGATTTATTTTTATGAATTAAATAGTTTTGCCATATTCATCACTTCTGGCTTGTTATCATCATATTCAAACAATTTTCTTATAATATTATCGTCTCTAAATCGCAAAGTATAATCATATTGCAACTTATTTCTTCCAACTCTACCCATTGCCTGAATTGCTTTTTCTTGACTCATTAACCCAAGATCTTTTCCAATATATCCATGACAAAACTGATAATTTGTACCATAAATATAATCAGTAGAAGCAATAATTAAGTATAACTTTTGCTCTTGAGCAAGCTGTTTCATAATTACTGTATAATTATCATTTACATCTGAACCAAATACTCCAATACCCATCATCAACAGCACCTTCCAACTGTCGTCAACATCATCAACTAACATAATTTTCTCAACTGTTTCTTCACTAATAGTAGGTTTAAATACGGTTGTTGTATCTTTATTAGCTGCAAAACGCTTTATATGCTCTGCCATATTTGGAATAAATGCATCCGGTAGCCTAACTGGCAATACACAGTTTTGCAATTCTGCTATTTTTCTCCGCAATTCCTTTACCTCTGGATCACCTCGAGTATTACTAGATAATTTTTTTTCTTTTCCTGCTTCTTCGTCAGCGGCAGTTTTATCTTCTAGATTTTTTTCTAGAACAGATATTTTTTTATTTATAATATTATTAAAATTAATTGCTTTTTGTATCTCTTGCAATATCTCAACTGGGATATTTGCAGATTGCAAACAAAACTTTGAGATCTTCGAAACATCTTCCGCTAGATAAATAGTTGGACCATCTGTTAGCGTATAAGCATCTTTTGTTGAAATATAAATATTAGATTCATGTCTTTTCTCTCTTTGACTTGAAATATACTCTGAAATATTCGCCCATTGATTTTTTTTGAGATTTGAAAGCAATTCTAGATAGTATAACTTTATAGATGACATATTAACATCATCTATATCTGTAAATTGCCTTTCTATATTGTATCGTTTTTTAGAAATTGCACTTGGAAACTCTTCGCACACTGCACTGATAAAGTGTGAGATTTCACCCAAATCTATATATCTTAGAAGAGTTGGATTTTTCTTACAATATTCTGCACATTCTTTTGTTTTGTCATAATCAGATCCATACATGAAATGCGGAGCTTCAATCAATCCATTACGGTTTATCATAGGAATCGTTTTCTTGCAATCATAGCTAGTAATTGTCGTAACCCTAGCATTTTCAAATCTTGCCATAAAATCTCTAATCGTTGGAGCCAATTCTTGCTCGTTTGGAAGCGTTGCTGATGATAGTACAAAATTAGGTATTACATTTTCAGTCCAATTTCTTTTGATCATTTCATGACATTCATGGTTTTGATAATCCATTGTAATTGTTGGTTCATCCCAATATGTTACAAGATCTTTCTTTTCATTAAAAGCACACATATAAAGCATCGCAGGAATATATGATCTAACATCGCTAATCATAATTTCAACATTATCGCCAACCGAATTATCTACTCTAAAAATACCACCCGTTTTACGATGTTTTGTATATTCTTTTGCAGCTGAGTAATGCAACCTTATATCCTGTGCATCATTGCAACCGAATGCAAATGCGACCTTTCTTTCTGCACTAATACAAGATTTTGCTAGCGCAAGCCCAACATGTCTGGCAGCACAAACAAATATAACTCTTTTCCCCTGCAAAAGCCCTATCGGTGAAATTGTTTTACCAGTGCCAGTAGGTGCAATATACAACACCAACTGTGGCGTTTTAACATTTTTAATTGTTGTGAAAAGTTTTTTTTGATGATCATACAACTGCTCGTCTGCATACTTTAAAAGATTTTGATTTTTTTCAATAAGATTAACTGAATTATAAACAAGACTTTTAAGCTCAAGAGACTCCCCCAAAGTATCAAGTATTCCTTCAACATTTGAGAATAAGTTTCTATTACATGCATGTACGCTATATTTTATCATTTTTGTTAGAGTATAAAATCCTACAACCCAATCACAATTATTTTTGTGTTTTTGTTTTAATGTTGTTTTCACCATATCGATAATAATGTATTCATATAATGTATCTTTCACTTGGTCAAGGTGTGTGTCTGCGTGATTAAAACGCATAATATCTTTTTTCTTGATTGATCTTTTTGGTAGTTTAGTTTTATCTAATATAATATCATCTGATGCGTATTTCAGCGCTTTTTTCAAATTAGATTCCAGATATTTTACATAAATATATGTATCTATTTCTTTGCTATTTGCAACCTTAAGATATTGCAGTAAAGTAGAAGTAGTGTTTTTCTTTATATTAACATTGTTATATCCATCGCTTATAAGTTTAACTATGCGCAATTCATCACTAGTAATTGGGCGCTCAATGCTATCCCATTCATCTTTTGTAAGTTTTCTTTGAAGAAGATCCATTTTTGATAGTAAATACTTTCTTATATATTATTTAAATCTGTTTCAACTTTCTGAAAAAATTGAACCGATAAATTATCACTCAATAAAACAACACTCTTATTAAGAAATGCCCCCTATTATAGTATCTGTACAAGGAAACATTGGTAGTGGAAAATCAACATTACTGGATCAATTAAAGACCCGAATGGGTAATACTGTATATAACAAAGATTGCAATAAATTGTCAGTTTGTTTTTTAAAAGAACCAGTAGATACATGGAATACTATTGTTGATGAAAATGCTACCCCAATTTTGACATTGTATTATGCTGATCAGCAAAAATATGCTTTCACCTTTCAAATGATGGCTTATATTTCTAGACTAGCTCTTATTAAAAAAGCTATAAAAGATGGGTTTGATATAATTATCTCTGAGCGTAGTTTGGCAACAGATAAAAATGTTTTTGCAAAAATGCTGTATGATGATAAAAAAATAAACTATGTTGAATATTCAATTTATTTAAAATGGTTTGATGAGTTTCAAAGTGAGTTTCCACAAGAAAATATTATTTATGTTAAAACATCACCAACTATTGCAAATCAAAGAGTACTCGAACGCGCGAGGGATGGCGAAATAATCCCTATTGAATATCTAGAAAATTGTCATAAATATCACGAAGATTGGTTGAAACATACAAATAAAGAAAAAGTAATTACGCTAGATGGAAATATTAATACAAAATTAAATCCAAATGTAATTGATAATTGGGTTTCAGATATATTCGAGTTTCTGAAAATATAATATTACTAAGTAGTTATAACATTATATTGTGTGTTCGACTGTTAAAATATTTTTTTATAAAATTGACTTATTAATAATATGTTTTAGATATATATAATTTATTATTAATAATGTTAAAAAAACGGAAATTAATAATTGTCCCAGTGTTTTCAAAAAATAAGAAAAATAATTGCAGGAAAAATAGTAAAATATGTGTAATACCAATAGTAAATAATAAAATCTATACAATAATGTTTGATGGAGGCTCTCGAGGAAATCCAGGTAATTCAGGATGCGGATTTGTTATATATGATAGTGAAAATAATGAAATTGATCATGGTTATAAAAATATAGGGTTTAATACTAATAATGTTGCAGAATATACAGCTTTGTACTTAGCTTTAATTCTTGCGAGAAAAAAAGAGTATAATAATATTATTATCAAAGGTGATTCTATGTTAGTAATAAATCAATTAAAAGGTGTATGGAAAGTTAAAAATGCCAATTTAAAAAAAATATATGACAATATTAAAAATATTTTAAAAAATATTGCTTCATATAAGCTTTTGCATGTGAAAAGAAACTTGAACAAGCGAGCCGATCAACTAGCAAACATAGCCATGGATGAAAAATAAATATTAGTAATTTGTTAATAACAAATTAGAGATTTTCTTTCCTTTATATTTTAGAATATCCACTTCTGTTTTTGTACTTTGAAAATGATCTGAACCATAAATATCTTGCAATAAAAGCCATTCAAACATTCCACCCGGATAAACCAAAACATTTGTAAAACCCAATGTTAAGAGCTGATTATATTTTTTTACTATCTTATCATCTGTAGCATTTATTCCATATATAACTATTCTAACTTGTAAATTAGTATTTATCAGCTTATTTAACAGTTCTGTTTCATGTTTCGCTAAAACTGTTCTAGTAATTAAACAATCTTGCATATTAGACTCCATTGTGTTGATTATAATAGTTCGCATATCTTTTATCATATCTTGCATATCTTCAAAATTAATTTTTCTTACAGATTTACTGTTTCCCATAGTTAGCATTTACTTATAATATTTAAATGCTAACATAACTAATCAAATTTAACTACAATTTCAACCTGTTCTTTATAAATTGTTTTTGACGCAGATACAGATAATTCCTCGCGTCTTTTTCGCGTTTTTGAACTACTAGAGCTTTTTTTTCTTTTAGAAGTACTGTTTCTTTTATTCATATCTGCTTCGATTTCAATATAATGCTCTTCAATATAATGAATTACGTTATTCTCCAGTGCCCATTTGAAAAAGTTTAGTTGCCCAATTGTTGTTTGGATATATTGTCCATCTTTATACGGAATATTAATCCTATCCCATCGACAAAAAGGATCAAATCGTTTCTTTGAATAAGCTCTTAATTTAAGTTTGTAGTCAATATATACCTTAAATCGCGAATTATTTACATTATAAATTGTGAAGTTTTGCTTTGCATAATTTGTTGCAAACCAATCTACTATTCTAAGTGAAATATTTGATTCACCATTGATAATAGATAGCATTCTTTGAAGATTATTATTTTTATTGTAAAACCTCAATAGATTCTTCAATAAAAGATCATTTTGTGTAGAATATCTAGAACTCATTTTCTAATAAAAGCAATAACAATGCGTTTAAATGCTTATTTAATAAGTTATATAGTTTCTTGATATGTACCATTAGAAGATTTAGGTCTTAAAAATGATTCCTGAACATCTAAATCTTTTATATAATCGCTTTTATGAAAATACGGATTTTGTTTAGTTTGCTGTAACATACACCGATCATTTAATTTATTATTAAGATTATCACGTTTATTTATTTTTTGTTTTTCTTTATTCATTATCATTTCTGTTTCACATTTAGAAAAGGTTTCCTGATTTATCCCCATATTTTTAGCAATATTTTTATTAAAATTATGACTATTCATTAATGCTATATTTTCTGGCGTATTATTTGATTTATTGCGAAAAGATCTCTCTGGTGGTTCTCCCGCTTTCCATATAAAATGTTGCATATTACTAATGCATGTGAATAAAAAATAAACATTTTAATCTTATTCTTTTTTAATAATAGTAATCTTTCTAAAAAACTCGAATGTTTCCTTATTTGTAACTCTTCTTTTTAAATTACAAGATAAACAAGAGATTAACGTATTTTCATTACTATGACACTTATCATTATCGATTCTATCCAAAGTCCATTGTTTTGGATCTCTAACAATCCTATATAATATTTTTACACGTTCTTTACAATAATAACACTTTAATTTACATTTATCAAGCTTTAAAAGTGTTTCTAAGAGAGAAATTAGTTTATTTTTATCAAATACCTGCTTTTTCTGATCTTGTTGTCTATATCCTGATATTTTTCTCTCTATTTCTTTTTTTGTTTCAATAAAAATTGACTTGGAAACATCATTATTAACCAAACATGTTATAATGTTACACTCATCCTTATAACTATAATCTTTTTCTTGTGCCATACATCTTATCCTTTTGTTTTTCTTTTTTGTAAGCCTATCTATATTTTGTTTTCCAGTAATCACAATTTTTTTTGTGTCACTCATATTGATTTATGTTATGATATATTAATTAAAAAATAAACATAAATAGAACCTTATTTAAAATAGGTTAAACTCTATAGTTTAATAATACATATATACTATGCCAAAGAAACAAGATAAAAAAAATCAAACCGACTGTCAAGATTTAAGAAATATTCAATATAAAACAATGCTAATGAATGGTCCTAAGCATACTATTGCGCCGAAAGGAATTGGATCAACTACAGATATCGTAGAGCAATTTTTAGAAAGTGAGAAAAAAGAGCACAAGAATATTACATGGTCAAGACTAGATAGAAGTAGTAGAATAAAAAAGCTTTATGAATATGCAGAAAAATATGCTATTGAAAAAAGTATAAGTAAGGTCGAGTTAGTAAAGTTAAAAGGTTATTTGCTAGAATCTTTAAATAAAAAAAAATTGATGCGTGCTAGAGATGTTAAATATGATAAAGAAAAAGAAATAATTGAAGATATTCCCAGACTAAACTTTAATAAATCAACAAGAAAATTCACACTTAAACGTTCTGAGAAAAGAACTTCTACTCTATCTTCTTTGGGACCAGGTAATACTAGAAAGTTAAAACCTCCTAAAAACGGCAAGAAGCCATTGAAATCATTAAAGAAATCTACTAAGAAATCTACTAAGAACAATAAAATTGAATGAAATATAAACATAAGACACCACAATGTATCAATGATGAACCCATATAAAGATTTAGAAGATGTTACCGATAAATTAATAATTCAACCGTTAATAAATGCGAAAGATAATCAAGACGCATTTGTTATGGCATGTGAATTAATTAATGAGTATATTTCTTCTAATATATTAGAATACAAAAGTCCATATTTTCACCAAGATCTAATATATAGCGTAGAAGAATTAATGACATTGCAATTATGTGAAACATGTTTTAGAGACTATCCAGAAGAACTAGATTTAATTATATCTAAAGCGTCAAAGCATTGTTTTGAAAACAATTATCCTAGGCGATCTTATGGAGATAGCAGTGTAAGATTTAATCTTAGTAAAAATGAGATCAGTGAAAAAATCCAATATTTAAATAATATCCCACAAGCTGACCAAAGATCTAACGAATGGTTTTTACAAAGACACAAAACATTAACGGCTAGTAGCATATGGAAAGTTTTTGGTACAAATAGTGTAAGAAATCAATTGATTTATTCGAAATGTTCCCCAATTGATATGAAAAAATACAATCGTTTTAATTTAGAATCATCCTTGCATTGGGGGCAAAAATATGAAGATGTTTCTATTGCTTGGTATGAAAGAGAATATAAAACCAATGTTAGTGAGTTTGGTTGTATTCCACATAGACGCTTAAATTACTTAGCTGCGTCACCGGATGGTATAAATACCGACCCTGAATCACAAAGATATGGAAGAATGGTTGAGGTAAAAAATATCGTGAATAGAGATATTACCGGTATTCCAAAACTAGAATATTGGATCCAAATGCAATTACAGTTAGAAGTATGTGAGCTAAGAGAATGTGATTTTCTAGAGACAAGATTTAAAGAATATAGTAATTATGAAGAGTTTGTTTTAGATGGCACATTTACTCGCACCAAAGACAATAAACAAAAAGGTATAATGATGCTATTTTTAGATAGCAATAGGAAACCATTTTATACATATGCTCCATTAGATATAAGCAAGTCAGAATTAGAAATATGGACTGATAATGAAATGAAAAAGCATGAAAATAAAAATTGGTTGAAAAATATTTATTGGAGATTAGATGAGGTCAGTGTAGTTTTAGTTTTGAGAAATAAAAAATGGTTTAATGAAGCAATACCTTATTTTGAGGAGATGTGGGATATTATTAAAAAAGAAAGAATCTCTGGTTATCAACATAGAGCACCAAACAAAAGAAAAAAGAGAAAAAAAAGTTTTGATAATGAAATAATAACTATTAATGATACAAATAATATTACAAATAATATTACAAACCCCATCGCAAATACTAAATGTTTGATTTCAGTTAAAAAAATCGATTCACCTGTAACAGTAAAGTCTAAAATTGTGAAACCAAAATCCTCTATGAATGATGAAGACATTATCATGAAAGTGCAAGACGCAACAATTAAAGATACAGACACTATTATGAAAGTAAATGATGATACAAACAAAGATACAGACACTATTATGAAAGATAGCAATAGTATAATTATAAATATTGACACTGAGATATATTCTAATTAAAAATAAAATAAATCTCCATTTTTTTATAACGCTTTATGAAAGATATTCTATAAAGAGATTTAAACTTTATATAATATTATATAACACAGATATGGCAAGTATTGCACAATCATACAATGATGAATTAGGTGTTACTAAAAGAAATGGTGAAATTGAAAATGTATCATTTGATAAGATCATGATGAGAATGAAAAATCTTAGTAATAATATCAAACCTAAACTTAAAATAAATTATGGAAAATTAGCTATGAAAGTTATTGATCAACTTTATCATGGTATTCCTACAACCACAATAGACGAGTTGGTTGCAGAGCAATGCGCTTCTATGAGCACAATGAAGCTGGATTATGGGTCATTGGCATCTCGCGTAGTAATTTCGAATCATCAAAAAAATACTTTAGATAATTTTAGCAATGTAGTAGAAAAGTTATATATGTTTAAAGATATTAATGATAAGCATTCGCCTCTTGTAAGCGAGCAGTTATATCTTATTACGAAAGCACATGAAAAAGCTATAGAAAAAATGATAGATTATTCTAGAGATTTTAATATTGATTATTTTGGATTTAAAACTTTAGAAAGGGCTTATTTAATGAAATATAACAGTGTTCCTATTGAAAGGCCACAGCATATGTGGATGAGAGTATCAATAGGCATTCATGGAAACGACCTTGAGAAAGTTAAAGAAACGTATGATTTGATGTCGCAAAAATATTTTACACATGCAACGCCAACACTTTTTAATGCAGGTACTCCTAGACCACAGCTAAGTTCTTGTTATTTGATTGCTATGGAAGATGATAGTATAGATGGCATTTATAATACACTGAAAGAATGTGCTCAAATTAGTAAATGGGCAGGCGGAATTGGAATGCATATTCATAACATTCGAGCAAAAGGAACCCATATTAGAGGGACAAATGGCTTGTCTAATGGCATTGTTCCAATGTTGCGAGTTTTTAATATGACAGCTAGATACGTTGATCAGGGTGGTGGTAAAAGAAATGGCTCTTTTGCAATTTATTTGGAGCCATGGCATGCAGATATCTGTCAGTTTTTAGATCTCAAAAAAAATCATGGAGATGAAGAGCAACGAGCAAGAGATTTATTTTACGGACTATGGATTCCAGACAAGTTTATGAATGCAGTTAAAAATAACTTAGAATGGCATTTGTTTTGCCCAGATATTTGTAAAGGTCTTGCAGATTCCTATGGCGAGAAGTTTGATACATTATATGACAAGTATGTTGAAGAAGGTAAGGCTGTAAATGTTATGAATGCGCGAGATCTTTGGTTTAAAATATTAGATGCTCAAATGGAAACTGGAACACCTTACTTGCTTTATAAAGATGCTTGCAATGCCAAATCTAATCAAAATAATCTAGGAATTATCAAAAGTAGTAATTTATGTACTGAAATTATTGAATATAGTGATAAAAATCAGACAGCTGTTTGTAATTTAGCTAGTATTGGATTGGCTAAGTTTGTTGAATATAAAACACCTTTTTCTGGAAAAATTGTTGTTTATACAAAAGATAAGTGTAAATGGTGTAGAATGTTGAAAACACTACTTGATAAAGCAAAACTTGAATATAATGAAATCATCATTGAACCATCAGATTTTGAAGATTTCAAAAAACAACATAATCTAGAAACATTACCGCAATTATATCATGATGATAAAATTATTGGTGGTTATACCGCAGTTTCGTATCTAATTAATCAAGAATATAATTTTGATTTACTACACAATGTTGCAAAGGTAGTTGCAAAAAATCTTGATAAAGTAATTGATGTAAATTATTATCCAACACCTAAAACGCAAACCAGCAATCTTTTACACAGACCAATTGGTATTGGTGTTCAAGGTTTAGCAGATACATTTGCCGAGATGGACATAGCATTTAACAGTGACGAAGCAAAACAACTAAATAAAGATATTTTTGAGACTATTTATCATGCTGCACTTGAAGCATCTAATGAGATTGCTATATCTAGAGAAAAAGATATGGCTACTATAAAAAAATACCATTCAGGCGAGAATTGTAATATTTTTTCATATAGAGATTACACCCTTCTTGATACAAGAAGAAAATACAAGAAAATATCGGAAATTGAAGAGTTAGTTAAAAAGTGTATGCCCATTCCAGCCGAGATTGAACCAGTTGATTATACAGCAAACCCATGCGGAGCTTACTCTAGTTTTGCTGGATCTCCTATGTCTAATGGTATATTTCAATTTGATATGTGGGGAGTTACACCATCAAATAGATATGATTGGCAAAAATTGCGAGAAAGTATTATGAAACACGGAATTAGAAACTCATTGTTGGTTGCACCCATGCCAACCGCTTCTACATCTCAAATATTAGGAAATAATGAATGCTTTGAACCATTTACTAGTAATATTTATACTAGACGTACTATTGCAGGAGAGTTTGTTATTGTTAATAAATACTTGATGAAAGAGTTATCAGATCTTGGGATGTGGGATGAAAATATTAAAAATAGCATTATTGCAAATAGAGGAAGTATTCAACATATTGATGGCATAGATCAACACATCAAAGATAAGTATAAAATAGTATGGGAAATGCCCATGAAAAATCTTATAGATATGGCAGCAGATAGAGGAGCTTATATTTGTCAATCACAAAGTTTAAACTTGTGGATGAAAGATCCTAATTATAAAACATTGACTTCTATGCATTTTTATTCATGGGGAAAGCGTCTTAAAACTGGTATTTATTATTTGAGAAGAAAACCGCGACATCAACCACAGCAATTTACAATTGACCCTAGTAAGACTGTCGAACAAGGAGACAATGAAATATGCGAGATGTGTTCAGCGTGAGTTTAATTATATGCTATGTATATATGTCATTTAATAGAAATCATAATTCTACTTCAGAAAGAGGACAATTTCAAGGACATAATATTGGAAATTATCCAGAAAAAACACAAAACATATCTAATGTAAAACTTATGTCAGAACAGAGATTGATATATTAATATTCATATATTATATAATGCCGGCGTCAAAAAAGTCTGCAAAGAAATCATGTGTTCTCTGCGGAAAACTTATAACTGGGCATGGTAATAATGCAGAGCCTCTCGCGAGTGGAAAATGTTGCGATCAGTGCAATATGCAGGTCATTATGGCTCGCATGAGTAAACATGGCAAGAAGAAATCACCTTATCGCGGTGGCAAAACACGTAAAAAATCATACAAAAAAAATAAGAAAACAAAAAAACACCGTAGAAAATATAAAAATAAGCGAAAAAAACAAAAGGGTGGCGTTCCTTTGATAACTAAATCGGCAATGTCAGCATTAGGTTTAACACTTGGACCTGCAGGACAAGTTATTCACCCTCAGGGACATCACCCAGTACCAAAATATTTCGAAAATAAGACTCATTCATATCCTACTGGAGAAACAACATTTGCGTTAAGTCCTCCACAAAAAAAAGAAGCTGTAGATTATAGTAAGAAGCTCAAAAAATATCACGATGATAAGCATGCTCTTGAACTAGGTATTAGCACTGCCACATTCCTCGGAGATGATGTTCTTGCGGCTAGTTATGCATCAGAATTAGCAGACAATGAACAACCTGACATACCCGATTTTGCAGTCCCAGTAAGCTATGAAAAGCTTAGTGGTGGAAAAAGGCGTGCGCAAAAAAAATCAAAACATCGTAGAAAAAATGAAAATAAGAAAAAATCTAGAAAAAAAAGACGATAATAGTATAATTTATAAATTATAGTTTATACTATTCATAAATATTCGAATGTATATTAGATTGAAAAGAGAACCTGGATGGCAAAAAAAATGAAAATGATAATTATAATTTTTTATTTTTTGTGTTTTTTACATTTTTTAATTGCTTGCAAGAATACTTGCCTTTTTGTTTTCAAAATCAGCACTGGTAATGACACCCTCATCATACAGTGCCTTTAGCTGACGAAGCTTTTCAACCCAATCGCTGGTAGAAGGTGGAGGAGCTACCGACTTTGGAAGCGTAGCTTGATTTGGAGATGGATCAAATCGCCAGATACTGTGATACTCGCTAGTAGGTGGCCAAATCTTCCTGCCGTGGGAAGTGACTCGAATCTGAATATCCTTACCAAATTGAAACTCTCCTTCATGTCCTTCCTTGCTACTTCTGCAGAACCCTGGGCCTAGAATAGGAGTTTCATTAGTAAGAGGCTCCATGGTTACTTGGCTCATAATACTCAGTACTGTCTGACCAAACGAATGAGCTATAGAGCTTAGTGCCCATGCACCAAAACCAGTGCGCCTTGCCTTTTCACTGCTACTACTATTAAACTCACTCCGCATGATGGATGCCTTATCATATGTCTTTTTAAAAGTAAATCTGGTATTATATGTTGTATATGGGTGGTCCTGCATAACGAATACGCTGCGAGTAGAACCGGCAAAATGAATTGCATGAACTCCTCCCCATGTGTTACTATTAAGAGTACGATATTCTGAATTGTACCCTAGAAATGACCAACTATATCCTGTCGTTGTATCATCTTCGTTCTCTGATCGTAGCTTCCATGCATCACTATGCGTGTTAGAGAACTCATACATTGCCATAGGCTCATCTGCAGAATACCTAATCTCCAGACGGTGACCATCCTGAATATTCTTTAGTTTCCTAGCTAGCTCATGTAGAGAAGTGACCTTGCCGAAATCGCTATACGGATCTGAGCCCCACTTTGCAAGGGAACGGTTCTTATTACTCTTTTTCGCATCTGTGGCTGCAAGAGTCAGAGAGGCAAATGCATTGCTTGCTCCAGTCTTCTCTTCGGCAAATCTACCACTAGGTACTACGAAAGTAGAACTAGGTCTGTTCCTCATCATAGATTCTACTGTAGCAAAGCTAACATTAAAGTCTCCGAGTAGTTTTTGAACTTTGGCAATCTGACCTGCACTAGATCCCTTTCCACCGGACCCCCATGTAGATACTGGAGCAGGCTTCTTCTGTTGATAATTTGTAGGATTAAGGGTTTCGCGGATAAGCCCATGTAGAGCTTTCTCGGTATGAGCATTCTCGAGCCAGTTCAGAATTGCACCATTTGCCTGTTGGAGATGGAACGAAATAGGCTTGCGATCACTGTTTAGGCCGAGATGAGACCGACTAATCATATTTGCCACAATTTCAATGCGGTCCCACGGTAGAGATGGGCATCCGGCTACTTGATAATCCTCGCATGTTGTAATAATCCAATTTACAGCATTTGTGTACTTTTCGCCATAATGGTGCTGCTTTAGATGCTTTAGAATGACCTTACATCGGCCACAAACTTCACCAATATTAGCAAGGTTAGTAAGCTTATCTAGAAACTGAAACATGATGTCGCTTAGGCCAGTAAATGCCGCCTTCATTGTGATTTGTGTTTTTGATAGTGGATACCGCATATAGCTGTTAGTATGGCCGACGTGATGCTCAAACTCAACGCCATCGTTTGTAATTGCATATCCGTGTCTGAGTCCAATATCAGTACATAGCTCTAGCCGAAATGGTGGTACCTGCGACGAGCTGTGATGCTTCATGAGATTTACTACCTTGTTGAGTAGTTTATTTGTGTTGTTAGCCTCGGGAAGTCCATTGAAGATTCCAATTTGTTTGTTTGTAAAAACTACCAGACCAGACTTTGCTGCATATAGAGAAAGACTGTTCAGGTTCTCAGTGCATGTATTGCAATGAGAGCTTTCCTCGTGGAAGCGCATTGTTGAGCGAATATGCTTTCGCCAGACAGAAACCCGCTTTGAAACTTCTCCTCCATAGTCGCAGTTAAACTTAACAAGAAGTGGATAGGCAACATCGTTGTTATCCTTGGCAGTAAATACTGTTGCAGGATTATTCTTTGCTACAAGAGTAAACTCATCAAAAGCATCGCTCTTTTCTTGAAAGCTCATAATATTATGCTTGCTTTCAGCTGAGGCGTTATTAGAATGACTGTGAGACATTTGTATATAAGTATCTGTGTTTGTTTGTAAGTGCATTATTATTACTATTTTTAAAATCTTTTCAATTTTTTAAAATATTTTAAAAAGTAATCAAAATATTTTGGTTTTGAAATTAAAATGTTTTAGTTTTAATTTATATTATTTTATTTTACTTTAGATATAATGGCCAATCGTGACATTTATTAATAGTGAGCTTAGTAAAAAAATAAGAAATTATAATATATTATTGTATAATGAATAATCTTAAAATGATTGGCGGCGGAAATAAAAAACAAGGAACTCCTTTATCAATATCAACAAAAAGTAGTCTTGTATTTACAATTAATAAAAGATCATATACATCAAAGAAAAATCGTGAAAAATATAACATATGTTGCAAAGCAAGGATATCTAGTTGTATGGCATGTGCCGAGGGTATATCGGAAAAAGAGTTTTGCAAGAAAAATAAAAATAAAAAAGTATCTGGATGTGAAAAATATAACGTATGTTGTGAAGCAATGATATCTAGTTGCATGGCTTGTAAAGAAGGTATATCGGAAAAAGAGTTTTGCAAGAAAAATCCACTTGTAGATGGATGTGAAAATTATAAATGAATATAATCTAATATAATTTTATTAATTTCATATTATATTAATTCACAATATTGTAAAGCTTAAATATATTTTTAATTTTATCATTACTTTCAACAATATCATTTTTATGCACTAGTGACATATAACATCGCAAACAAATAAGTACATCTACCATAGAATCATGTGCATTTTTTGGCACAACACCAAAAGCTTTTTCATGGAGCTCAGTTAAGGTTGGATATTTAATATATGTTTTCCCATTTTTGCCAGTTTTTCGAATATTACAATAATTTTTAAGTTTTTTCATAGTACAGTATTCTGGCTTTCTAACACCAGAAACTGTAAAATATTGCCGCCGGCGCCGCCTAATAGCCTCAACCATATAAACCCGTTTATCAAAAGATATATTATGACCCAGAACAATATCTGCTTTAACCAAATCTGAATCAAATTGATTCATTGCTTTTTCGATTGATACTCCGTGCAATTGAGCTCGCTCATTACTAATTCCATGGATTTTTATACTGTCTTCTGGTATTTCTACTTCGCATTTAATGATATAATCGACGATTGACATAACTTCATTTACGTCAGAATCGTATAAAATCCAACTAATTTGAACAATGTATGGCCATTTTTCAGTTTCTAGAATAGAGGTGTTTCTGGCTTCAGGAAGCCCAGTAGTTTCTGTATCAAATACAAGGATTTTCATTTTGGTTTAGGATGATTATGCTATTATGTTTAACTAATAATTCAATTTTACAAATAAAAAATTAAAGTATAAATATTTTCATATTTTTAAAAAGCAAATGAAGGACAATTAAATGTTGTCATCAGCATGAATGTTGGTATATTATCTTTTTCATAAATCATGTCGTCTTTATGAATATGCATCTCTTTGTTTATTTTTTTGAATGAAGACGATACGCGAATGGTTATATTTTCAGTTTCTATATAACTGCTTACACTTGAACCAACAGATTCATTTTGTAATTTATTAAAATGCATATGAATGGTATCTTTCAACATTTCCTTGTTTATTTTTCCAGACGTTTTCACGATATTAACACCATATAGATCGGCGCCACTATTATTTAATATTTGCTCATAATCTTGTATAGAATAGGTTGAATCAAATCTTCTTTGCACAATAGCTAGATAAACATCTGATTCATAATATTTTGACTTCAGCAAGACATTCATCCAAGATGAAGTTATATATTGTCCTACTATTTTGTTGTTGTCATTTGTCATAAGGAAAGATTTCCTACAAACAATCCATCCTTCAAGTCCAATTTTCAGCGCCATATGATAGCTAGTACGAGTCATAGTTAGACTTTGAATATATATTATTTTTGAATGCTTTATTTAAAAAAAGTATTCCTTGTTTCAATTTTATGAATAAGACTTGCAAATACCAAATGTTTTTCTATGATATTTTGTTATTCCATACTCTAAAATACCATTCATGTGATTTTTTGTACCATATCCTTTGTTATTAAGAATATCATATTTTTCTATCAGACTCGGATCATTTTCACAAAGTTGCTTTACATAACAATCTCGCTCTACTTTAGCCAATATAGATGCTGCTGCAATAGAAGTATATTTATCATCACCGCCTTTTATGCAAGTATGTTTAAAACTAGTAAGTGTTTGTCCATTTAATACATTATATATAGTAAAATCATTTCCATCCACTAACAAATGAAAGGTTTCTTTAGTAGATATTTTATCGGTGACTTGTTTTATTGCTTTATGCATTGCCATATGAGTTGCTTTTCTAATATTATAACTATCGATTTCTTGCTCAGTTGAATAACCAATTCCCCAAGATATAGCATTATCTTTTATATAATCAGCTATACCATTAATCTTTTTTTCTGAATGAAACTTTTTACTATCTTTCATATCTTCATGTTTAAAACTGACGTCTTTTGGTAATATTACAGCTGCAGCATAAACTCTTCCAAACATTGGGCCTCTTCCAGCTTCATCAATTCCTATTTCTAAGTCAGTATCTTCCAAACAATAATATGCTTTAAGCGGTATTCTCTGTTTTTTAATAGGCATTTTCAATATATAGTTTATCCAAATAAAATATATCAATTTAATGCCTAGAACTTTTTTTTCCAATTATACATTATAATGAAACTGCGAGGAATACATATTTTACTTATACTAATATTATCACTTTTACTATGTAGATGTTTTCTCTCAAATACAGTAGAAGGATTAGAGTCTAAGATTGAGCATGATGAATACACAGGTCCTGCAGGAGATCATGTTGATACATATAAAAATGTTGATGTAGATACTAAGCGACATAATCACATTCGCCCACATCCACATGGAATACCTGGATCGCAAATACCGGAAGAAGATAAAGATTTATATATTTTAAAATCTCAAATAGTTCCACCTGTATGTCCTGCTTGTCCAACCACATCTGCATGTCCTAGACAAAAACCGTGTCCAGCGTGTCCTCCATGTGCAAGATGCCCAGAACCATCATTTGAGTGTAAAAAAGTTCCTAATTATTCATCAAATCAAAATGATTACCTGCCTAGACCAATATTAACAGATTTTAGCCAGTTTGGAATGTAAATAAAAATAATTACAATTTATTTTAATAATTATTTTTTGTTTTAATGTTTTTTAGTTTTGGAGTGCTTTTTGCCTTTATGTTTATTGTGGTTCTTATGATGTTTTTTGCCTTTATGTTTAGGGTGTTTTTTATAAGTTTGCTTTTTGTGATGCTTTTTGTGATGCTTTTTGTGATGCTTTTTATGAGTTTGCTTTTTGTGATGCTTTTTATGCTTACGAGATTTCTTTTTCTTACGGCCACCTCCCATTCCAAAAGCACCTGTAATTGCACCTGTAAATCCATCTGTAAATCTTCTTACAAGGCCAGGATTTTCATAATCTTGGCGATTTGTAGGTGTTGTTTCGTGAGGATTAAACATACTTTCTTGATGTTGTCTTCTTAGTTTTTCTTTCTTCAAATACTCTAGATTTTTTCTTCTTTGCGCTTCAACCGCTTCAGCACTTTGTTCATGTGAGCAATCTTCATATTCATCCATAAAATCTGCAAATCCATGTTGTATAATATTATCTGGAGTTTCAGTATCGTCCAAAGGGCCAAGATGTCCATCTTCTGTTATGATACCATCTTTCAAACAACAGTCTGAAGAATCTTCTGTACATGGCCCGGCACCGCCACTCTGCTTTTTTCTACTCTTTCGCTTTCCTTTCTGTTTTGGATGTTTTCTCTTCTGCGTTCTCCTCTTTTTTGCTCCTCCTCCTCGGCTTCTTTTATTACCAGACGCTCGGTCGCCAGCATCGACAGAAGCCGAAGCACCAGTGGCAGCACCAAGGACAGGAGCACCAGAAGCACCAGTGGCAGCACCAAGGAGAGGAACACCAGAAGCAGGAGGAGCAGGAGGAGCAGCAGGAGCAGCAGCAGGGCGGCGTGGCACTACGCGGCGTCGTTCAAATATTCTACTTATGCTATCGCATACATTATTTTTTCTATCTACTTGCTTATCAATAGCAGATTCAATTCCAGAAGCTACGCCAAAAAAATTATTTTTCAATGCACTTGGAGTAAGAGAAATTGCTTGAGCACTTAGCAAACCACTAATATAAGACGTTAAATTAGCAATTTTATTTTGATTTTGCATTGCGATTCTACTACAACTATCTCCTATTGTACCTCCAGCTGTAACAAAAATATTTGAAGCAATATCGTACATACCATTGCATTGTGGTTTAAGAATATTCATTGATTTTAATAATTCTAATGAATATGTTGAAAGTCCAGATAATGTTGCATCAATTCCAGCAACTGCGCCGACGGCAATAGCAGCTTTATAAGAAGCATACGCAAGTGCTGCCGTAGTTAAATATGACACACCTTTTATAAGCCCGCTACCAGGCCTTCTGATATTTCTTAAACTTGATGACCCATCAATATCGCCAATCTTTATAGAAACATCTCGTTCGTTTCCACCGAGAGGACCTTGAACGATATAACGCAGTGTAATTTCTGAACGATCATCTTTTATGTTAATAACTTTTGAAAGATGCCATTTGCGATCAGTATTATCATAATAATCTACATCGCTATTAACAAGTATATCTTTTTTTCTCATACCACCTTTTTGAGAGCGAGATTTTCTTTTGTTTTTTAAGTGCCCTCCTTTTCTTACTCTTTTAGCGCGGGGCTCATCCGTGCTTGCATCGGGTAAGAAAAAATTATTTGACTTAATCTGATTCAGAATATTATTTGTTGTTTTATCAAATGTACTAACAATTTGCTTATTCCAAGGTTCGCCACGGCGAAGCGATCCGCCGCCAAATAATAAATTATCTACAAAAGTAACTCCAATATTCATACTAAAAACACCATTATTTTCTAAAAATGTTCTGCAAGTAACATAAGCAATTAAACTATCTAGCAAATCCTTAGTCATATTAATAGGTTTCCCCTCATTAACTCGCAATATTTGTTCAACATGATTCATATTATTTGAAAGACAAGATATTGCGCTTTTATGAAAAGCAAAATATCCCTGTTCATTTATAATTGTTGTATCTGTTTTTGATTCACCAGACATTTTTATATATAAAGTTATTAGATTATTTATTTATTCTTCGCTTGATACATTTTTTATCAATTTCTAGAGTTTTACATTTTTGTGTTTGCGGAACTATTTTCAAAATACATTTTGCTTTTTTTCCATACAACGGCTCTGTGCATCCTTTTTCTTTTTTACTAAATGAAAATATTTTTGCTTTCTCCGATGTACATCTAGCTCTAAAGTGCTCATATCTTTCTCTTACATCACAATATTTTAATCCTGATTTTTTACCAAGCATTTTATTTACGACTTCATGAAGCTTATAAATATATCTTGAGAATGTTTCTCTATTTTTCATATGACACATTTCTAAAGGATGTGCTTTAAAATTATTTTTTAGATTTTCTCTACAATATTTGCAAGGAAGTACATGTTTTAAGCTTAAAATAAAGTTCCTATAATTATGCTTATCTTTTGTGGATGGTTCAACTGGATAATTGAAACTCATTGTATGCAAGTAATGCCACATACTAGGCCCCCATACTGCTGTAAGCATGCCATCGCCGCTAAAATAATCTTTTTTTTTATAAACTTTTTTAATAGTTTTATTTTTTTTGTATTTTATCTTTTTAGATTTTGTTTTTCTCATTACAATTACATTAGAAAATGTAATGAAACTCTAATAATTTTATTTACTATTTATATTAATGCACAGCAATTATATTACATTTGCAGATAATACTAAATATATTCATACAATTTTTGGAATATCCTTATTTTTTATATTAATAACAACCTTTTCTAAAAGACTATTTGGTGAAATACCAGCTGCTATATTTAAACTACTGGCAATATCATCATTAACTTTCGGCTCAATATTATTTTGCAAACATTTGAAATTATTTATCTTAAATAATAAAACAAACTTGTCCAATAAACAAATACTAAAAGATGTTTCATTAAGCTGCACAATGATGTTAAGCATTTTTGCAGTAATACTTTATTCTACATACACAATTGTTTTTTAATAAGAGAGTGAATGCGTTGAGAAATATCGTTATTATGCTGGGGCTTTTCTTTATTATTTTTCTTTACTGCAATCTTTATTGCTAAATAATATTCTTTGTCTAATTTGTAATTTTCTCTACGTATCTCTATTAATTTGCCACTATATGTTCTAATTATCATTATTACATAATATAGATTTAATCATTTATATTATGTTCGTTAAAACATTTTTCAACATTATCAAACCTTATACTATAATGCTTAATTCTTTGAAAACCGGATTTGGTAAATTATTAAGAAATAAAAGAGCCCTTCTTATTTCTCTCTTAGTTGGTGCAATTTTTATATTTATTGCAATTTATACCTATAATACTTATGTAAAACCTAGATTAAATATTGCTTACATGCCTAATAAAGAATATATTACCGGTTCCGGTAATTCCGATGATCCTGGATCATCTAATGGTGCAAACGATTCAGCTACATTATACTATTTTTATACTGAATGGTGTCCTCACTGTAAAAAGGCTAGCCCGATTATTAAGCAATTACAAGACTACATCGCCTCTAAGGGTGGAAGTATTAAGGGAGTAAAAATTAATATTGAAATGGTTGATTGTGATAAAGATAGCAAAACCGCAGACAAATACGATGTTCAAGGCTACCCTACAATAAAACTCGTACATGGAAGTAAAATAATAGAATATGAAGCAAAACCTCAGCTTGATACTTTGAAACAGTTTTTAGACGTTGCTATCTAACTCTTTGCTATTTTCTTTATTCTTCATAAATAATTCCGCATCCTCAATTCCTTTTTGAAGTAATTTTTTTCGCAGTTCAATATTTTTATAAGTATCTAACCAAATATCAATAGTTAGATCTTTGTTATCACAAATAATTTGATTTTTAACATTTTTTTGTATCGAAGTAGTTTCAATTGTTCTATAACTTTTATTTAATAATATCTTAAAAAAATCTATAAATGATGAATCATTATTTATAGTTTTATGTTTAATTTCGTTAGAAACACTTTTAATAGCTAGTAAATTATCTTCATTTATTCCTGATTCCAAACAAATATTTATAGGATAATTGCATATAATGCCCCCATCTATATAACACGAATCTTTATGAAAAACTGGTTGAATAAAACAAGGCACCGCTGAAGATGCAGCAATTGCGTGAAACAACAACATATCATCGTGCGTTTTATAATTAATATCTACCAATTTTAATTTATCACTACTATTAATATCTACGGACATAAAATGCAAATCTACATTTGTAATATCATAAAACTCTTTCAATGTAGGAGATGTATTTATATCTTTACTCAGTAAAAGTGGTTCAAAAATAATTTTCAACAATTCTATACCATTTATGCCTTTATTTGTTATTATACTTAAGATATCATTTGTATAATTATGAAAAGCTTTCTGCCACGGACGTTTTATAATATAATCTTCGGCTACATCCATATCTATTTTCAAAGCAAACAATGAAGCTATTATTGCGCCCCCAGACGTTGCATATATTGATTCAATATCATTGATATCCAAATATTTATTTTTATGTAATGTTTTCATTATTCCAAAACTAGAAATTAAACTCGGTCCTCCCCCACTTAATACCAGATGTCTTATTGACATAATATATAATATAATTCGTATTGTTTTTAAAATCTTTTTTCTAGAGAGATTGTAATAATAAATGGATACAATATTTTCTTTTAAAGACGAAACCGACAATATAAAGCTTAATTTAGATGACTTATATGAAAGAAAAAAACAATTAGATTTAAATACAGTAAATGTATTTAATAAGGTTCTAAAAAGAATCCACGATAAAATTAAACTAACTGCTCGGCAAATAAATAATATACAATATTGCTGGTTTTTAGTACCAGAAATGATATTAGGTGTTCCAAGATATGATAATGGTGCTTGTATAGCTTATCTTATTGATAAATTGAGAGATAATAATTTTATGATTAGATATACTCATCCTAATTTGTTATTTATTTCATGGAAACATTGGGTGCCTGGTTATGTTAGAGATGAAATAAGGAAAAAAACCGGCATCAATATTGATGGTATGGGAAATGAGAAAAAGAAAAACGATAACTTCATCTTAAAGAATAATGCCGAACCGAGTGACCCAAATCTTCTTATGTTTGGAAATAAATCTAAATCAAAAATGGTATCTATAAATACCAAAAAGAAAGATTTCAGAGATATTGAAACTTATAAACCATCTGGTAATTTGATTTATAATAAATCTTTACTAGAAAAAATTAAAGATAAAACTACTTTATAGAGATTTATTAACAGTCATCACCTAATAGCCTCATTACATAATGCTCATTTTCAGAGCAAATATCTTTACCATCAAATGTACATATATAATGCAGTGCTTCATGCAAAATAGTGCCCATCAAATACACATCATTCATTTTTGCAGCAGGTATCCACATTCTATAATTATCTGACTCTCCATGTAAGTATTCAGACTCATATGTAACCTGTGCATTTTTTACTTTTTCAATAGCCATATCCATGTGCAATTCTATTTTAGGGTTTTTAGAATATCTTTTAGCCAATTGTTTAAAAGCCTTTCTAATTGCCGGCTCTTTAGTTTTCAAAATATTTATGACAGCATCTTTCTGTTTATTAATTCTTCTTTGAGATACACGAGACCCGGATGTATTAGGATAGTTTGGAAAAATCTTCATTTATATAATATCAATATTGTTATTATATAAGTTTCAATGTAAACAATTATTTACTTTTTCTTACGTGAGAGTCGTTTATAAAGTTTTACCATTTTTGATTTTATTTTTTGGGTCTTTTTTTTTGAAGAACGGGATTTTTTTCTTACAGTACCTCTCTTTTTATTTGAACGCTTTCTGCAGTATGATCTTTTCTTTCCAAATGCCATCTTACATGTTTTAGAGTTTCTGCAGGTTGAAGCTCTTTTACCTTTGCATTTAGATTTGGAAACGCGTCTTCTATAAGAACGCCTTGCCGAGCTTTTTGGTGCCTTTTTTTTACCACCGAACAGTGTACTTTGACAAGCGCCACACGCACCACCCCCCTGATTTGTGGAATGTTGATTTAACATACTAGCCTTACAGGACATTATATATTTTATTTATATTTTAAATAAAACTCATCGGATCTATACTATTCATAGTATATGCTGGCATCGGTTGTCCAGAAGTATTTCCTAAATTGGAGTAAAAACCTCCAGAATCACTAACTGGTGGTATATTTTGAATAGAATGCATTTGTACGCCAGGAGATTTATTCTGACTTTCGACACTACTCTTACTTTCTGCAGCTGATTCTGGGGTTTCCGGTGAGCCTTCTTCTTCTGGTACTGATGCTGTGGCCGGCGGCGATGGAGTTTCTGTTGGTACTGAATCTGGTGCTGGTACTGGCTGTTCTGGAGAATTATTACTAGCTTGAGAATTAGCCTCTTTTGATGACTCTGGAATGCTATCTGCTGCAGCATCTATAACGTCATCTACTACTTCTCTAGCACTTTCAGATAAGTCAGGTGTTTGACTTTTACTTTCATTAGCAGTTTCATCGTTATCATCGTCTGTAGGATCACTTTTAGATGGAGGATCAGCAATTGTTGTTTGAATTGCATTTTCTAGGGCCGTTATTTGTTCCTTAGAAGTTTCCATTATCTGCTTACTTACAATTGCTTCAAATATTTCTAATCCTTTTATGAAATCATCCTCACACCTAACATACAAATCTATGATTATACGTCTAGCCGTTTCAACTAATTTTTGCAATTTTTCATATGTTAGTGATGGTACAATTACAGTCTCTTTTCTTTTAGATCGAGGGTTAATTGTAACTACAAATATGCTCTCTACAATTTCTAACAATTTGTTTTGGTTCTCATTAGTGTGAGCCATCATCTCTCTTATATGCCTTGCATATTTTTCAAATAATTTATTTTTTAATGTGCTGGAATATGATTTTGTATAAACTCCTCCAGGCATACAACCCTCGCTTTTATGAAAATCCCTCAATGGGATATCTTTGAACTTTTTAACAACTGGCTTTCCATCCGATCCCAGCGGAATAGTCGTATTTCCGGTGAATGCACTATAAAATATTTTAACATCTTTTTCATATATTTTTCGCATATTTGATGACATGCCTACAAATCCACCTGTATCATCGTCATATTTATCATAGTATAATTTTTCTAATTCAGGAATACCTGGCTCTTCATTTAAGTTTTTATCCCTCCCTCGCACATTATCAAAGTTCATATTACAAAATTTAGGCTTTATGGTTACTTTAGCATTTTTATCAACATTAAAACTTTGATTGTTTATTAAGGCATTTAATCTATTACTGCAAATATTTAATTTAATAATATTCGTACTTGCTCCTTTAGGGATATCATGCTTATTTAATATTGTAGCATTTACATTAGCACCAACCTTATTTTTAAATGTATAAACTGGATTTATTGTAGTAACAATCGCTGCAAATAAATGAGCAACTTTTACATAAAACTTTGCAATTCCAATACACATTCGTCTCTTTGTTGTTGGATTTGAAACATCTAACTCCGGAATATCTTTTTTCTTTAAAAACATAACTTTTTCTTCAACACTTTCATTTACTTCCACGCCATTTTTTAAACGCTGTGCTAAGTATTTTATATCAATCTCATTTAACTTATTTCCGATTATATCAGAAGTCATAATTACTAAATTATTACAGTATTCTTGATCTGACAACTTTTCCATATCTTTGAAGTTTTGCGTAAGAATATAATTTGTTGCAATATAATCTACTACACTGGATAATGACTTTTCTTTTTTAACGGTTTTTTTAGTTGCGGTATTGCCCATAATAGTATATACGAACAAAAGATAATAAAATTGAATTAAGATCCGCAATTTAAAATATTTATCATTAAAAGATGAGTATAGCAAAAACTAAAAAGATCAAAAAAAATAGGCGCCACAAGAAAGCAGAACTATGGAATAAGTTTGAGACAGAAATTACTGGAGAAAAAGAAAAAATAGAATGTATTTATCGATCTAGTGGAAAAAGAGAAAAATGTGACTGTTGTTCTTTTAGTTTAGTCATTAATCAAGAAGGATTTCAAACATGTACAAATAGAAAGTGTGGTATTGTCTATACTGATACTATTGACAGCTCCGCCGAATGGAGATACTATGGGGCTGAGGATAGTGGCTCAAGAGATCCTACTAGATGCGGTATGCCAATAAATCCACTTTTAAAAGAATCCTCTTTTGGGTGCAAAGTTATATGCAATGGACGATCTAGTTATGAAATGAGAAAAATTAGAAGATATACTGAATGGCTAGGTATGCCCTATAGAGAAAAAGCACAATATGACGAGTTTCAGCGCATAACTATATTAGCAAATCAATCCGGCATTCCAAAACTAATCATTGATGATGCAATGAGATATCATAAAAAAATATCAGAAGCAAAAACATTTAGAGGCGTTAATCGACACGGAATTATTGCTGCTTCTATTTACATCGCTTCTAGGATAAATAATTTCCCCAGAACTCCAAAAGAAATTGCGCTAATATTTCATTTAGATTCTACTGCGGCTACAAGAGGATGCAAGAATGCGATAAATATCATTAATGATCTTGAACATGACATGCATAATACTGATAAAACATTGCTCTGTAAAACAACGCCTATTTCGTTTATTGAAAGATATTGTAGTAAATTGGGAATGTCATCAAAGCTAACAAAGGTCTGTAAGTTTGTAGCGATTCGTATTCAAAGAAATAATTTGATTCCTGAAAATACGCCTCATTCTATTGCTGGAGGTATAGTATTCTTTGTTGCACAAGTTTGTAATGTTAACATAACTAAGCAGGCGGTTAGTAATATCAGTGAAATAAGTGAAGTGACAATAAATAAATGCTATAAAAAATTAAAAGTTATGGAAGATTCGCTTATTCCTAAGCAAATTAAAGCTTCTTATTCTTGAAATCTAAACATGTCGTACATTATTAATACCACATTTTTTTGCACAGCAACATATGCAACCATGAAACAAAATACTACCCACAATATAAGATACCCATGATAACAAATGTTTTTCTATTTTTTTGTCATAACTATTTCCAAAAAGTAAAAGTATAACAAAAAGCCCAACCATATATTGTACTATATTCATGCAAATAAACATTATTAATTTAGTTAAAATTATATTGAAACGTCTTTCACAAAATAATTTACATTTTATGCATCCAGTAGTGTTTTCTTCTCTCTGAATAATAATACCTCCTGGAGTTATCTTTGTAGAAGTTTTACTTTCTTTATTTTTTAATATCCAGTTTTTGCTTCTACATACTGGACACTTATCCGCAATACCATGCTCACACATACAAAGCAAACAATCTCCACAAACACTAGTATTATTACATATATTACATTTTACAGTTTTTTTCTTATTTTCATGACACACCACACACTTTTCTTTGAAACATGATTTATTCATATCACATACAGTTCAATATTGAAACTGCAAACTAGTGATTGATTTTGATTAGTTTTCAATTTTCATCGAAATTACTCTGTAAACTATCATAAACGTAAAATCCAACCGAATTAACTAAAACCGCTCTTATTGCACATAGTCCAAATCCTCTCCACAGACTTCCTTTATCATATGCTTGTCTAACAGTACAATTTGTCGCAATTTGCCTTGACCGAATAACATCAATAGGATAGCTCAGTGTCCAATTTGCCAATCCTGCTAGTCCTCCCGCAAAAAATGGGTGAATTCCATTTTGTTTAGCATTCTCAAACACCGAAAAATATGACGAAAATGCTACTATTTCCCTTACCAGTACAGTATTGAATCCTTTTTGATTTTTTATATTTTTCCAGTCTGGTACTTTATTTACTTGTCTGCTAACTTTACCTATGTCACTGATAAAAACAATAGGCGTTACTACTATACCACTTAATGCACCAGAAACAGGTATATTGATATCTAAATTATTTTTGAAATAACTATACGATCCAAAATTAAGTGAACATATTAATGCACTAGAAGATAATGGGTACTTTATGCCTGCCATAATATTTTTAATTTTCAAATTATTAATAGGTTTGTTGTTTTGCAAAAGAACTTTGTATGTATCGAATGGATGACCTATTATTGTTTGGCTTATTCCAGATAAAGCCCCAAATATATAATCATTCATAATAATTAATAAGTATATTATTTTAATTATTAATGCCTTTTAATATTAATATGATACCTCATACAGTTTTCATAATTCCATACAGAAATAGAGCTAAACATAAAGAAACAATGGATAGATATCTAAAACAAGTGTTTGAATCTAAAAAATGGACGAGCGAATCAGTTGATATTATATATTGCCATCAGCAAGATACGCGCCCATTTAATAGAGGCGCCACAAAAAATATAGGGTTTTTATACATAAAAAATAAATATCCAGATGATTACAAAAACATAACCTTTATTTTTCATGATATAGATACATATGCTAGCAACCCATCAATTCTTCCCTACAAAACTAACAACAATATAGTTTCTCACTATTATGGGTTTCGTTTTTGTTTAGGAGGAATCTTTTGTATTAAAGGAGGTGATTTTGAAAGAACTGGTGGATTTCCTAATCTATGGGGATGGGGATTTGAAGATAATATTATTAATACGCGATGCTTAGAAAACAATATTACAATTGATAGAAGCCATTTTTATAATATTGGAGATAAGTCTATTATAAGAGTGTTTGATGGATACCTTAGAAAAATGTCTAAGAGAGAATTAACTGATAGAGACAATAAAAGAGAAACAGATACATTTAGTGATATAGAAAATATTGAAATGACGAGAAATAATGAAATGTTAGATATTAGCTATTTTACAACAAAACATGAATATTTTGAAGACGAGTTTTGCAATTACGATATAAGAAACGGCAATAAACTCGGAAAAACAAATAAATGACCTATAAAACAATTAATAGATCAATAATAATTAGTTTAAAAGTAATATTAATCATTTTATTACTATTACTTATAATGAGTACAACAAAAGAAGAAGACACTACTAACGAAGATAATTTTCTTCTAGACACAGGTTTAGAATATAACTCAAAAAAACTTTTTAACATTCTTAGAGAATGGTGTGAAAATCAAAATAACTATGAATTAACAAAATATCTGAAAAAACTTCCTGATATTGATTTCAATATTTCTGTATCAGATATGCCAGAATTATCTGAATGTTATGAAGGCGAAACAATTTTGATCCAACAATTTTATATTGATGAAGATCCTGTTAGAAATAAGGAGATTCAACAAACTCTGCGTTTTAATTGTATTAATAGAAGTATTGATAAAATTATTTTATTAAATGAAAAAATATACACGGAAGAAGAGCTCGGTACAAAAAATGATAAAATCCAACAAGTAAATATTGAAAAGCGTCTAACATATGCAGATGCATTTAAATATGCAGATAATAATCATAGAAACTCTTATATTATTCTTTCAAACATCGATATATTTTACGATAAGTCTATTGAGAAAATTAAACTATTGCAATTACATGAAAAGTTGCGTGTTTTAACATTGCTTCGTTATGAGTTTTTAAATAATGCAAAATTATCGCACTGCAAGTTTGACCACCCTAGACCAGATCTACAGGACACATGGGTTTGGCATACAAATACAATAGATATTAATGACAGTCTAACTGAGCTAACAAATATTGAAATGGGGGTTCATAAGAGTAATAACCATTTTATGCATATCTTGCAATTATTGGGAATACAATGTTTAAATATTCCAGAAACTGTAAAATCATATCATAATCATAATGTTATGAAGAAAAATTGTCGTGAAGATAATGTTTCTCAAAGACATTATAATGCAATGTTTCCATACATTGAAAAAATAAACACAAAAAATCTAGAAGAAAAAAAGAATAATATAAGTATGGATATTTTTACTTCAAATAATAATTTGTTTTCTTACATACAAAATAATATGGAAAATAAACAAATTTTTTGCATTACTATGACTGATGGTGTATTAAATAATTTATCACTTTATGCTAATTCCGTAACTCAAAGTAAGCAGGCGAATAATAAATTATATGAAATTATATGCGAGAAAGTTAAAAATAGCTATGATTATACTTTTAAAAACGACAACGATGCTCTAGAGATAGGTATCAATAATTTGAAAACATATGAAACGACTGATAAGGTTTTTTCATGGCAACTAAATCACGATTTTGTTAAAAAATACAAAGAATCTTATTTATTTTTAAATCATAATTACAAGAAAAAATATGGATTCTTGGGTGATTTAACTAATATTATGACAATCACTTGCTTTGAAACACCATGGTTAAAATCTATTTCTGAAAAAAATGTTTTGATATTGGAAAATAGTAAAAATGATTTTTCAAATGAAATAAAAAATGCAAAATATCTTAAAAATATTACTATCGATAAACTACCTGACAATTCAAATATGAGTATGGAAATTATTCAAACATATGTAAAAGATATTGTGTTAAAATATGAAAATATTGATATTGTTTTACTAGATGCGTCTGTTTATTCGAATATTATTTGCGTACTTTTAAAACAAAACAATATTTCTTCTATCAATATGGGATTTTACTTAAAAACTGTTTTCAATATTATTGATAAAGATATTCTAAACCAATATAGTAGTCATATAAAACTACAAAAAATAAAGAATAATGCCTTCATCATCATTTAATTTATTCATCAATTCAATATTAGGGAGTTAGATGTCGAGGCCTGATTTATAGGCAAATGGCTGATATAATATTCATCATTTATAGTTGGATATATATTTACTCCATTTACAACATTATGTATCTTCATAGTGCAGGCTCCAGAAGAATGAATTATTGGTGCCGAAATTATAATATATATCCCCACATCCGCTGGATTTTTAACTGATCGAATCATTAATCTATCATTTTCATTTATCACAGTAAGCCAATTACTGTAATTTTCTCCAGAAAAATCTTTTATAGAGAGAACTATAGTTGTTGCATATCGCCACGGCAGGGTATCAGATGTATTCGTGCCTGTAATGGCGAATGTCCCTGGATTGATATCATCAGTGGAATCTGCTTTAATTATTTTCCATTTACTAGAGTTTGCATCAAACCCCCTAATATTGTCCGCTTCTCTATGAAAATTACTGAAATTGCTATTACAATCATCAGAATTATTGAATGAAATACTATATGACATTTATAATATTTCATTATAATATTTTTATTAAAATACACCATCTAAATCAAATACAGAATCATCACGTTCCTTATTTGCAAGTGCATATTCGCCAACTCTTTTTTCAAAAAAATTGGTTTTACCTTCAATGCTAATCATTTCCATAAAATCAAATGGGTTAGAAGCATTATAAATCTTGTCTCCTCCTAATTGAACACAAAGGCGATCTGCAACAAACTCAATATATTGCTTCATTAACACCGCGTTCATACCAACTAACCTACAAGGCAATGCCTCGCATATAAACTCGCTTTCAATATTAACAGCTTCTTTTATAATGCCTGCTACCTTTTTCTTGCTTGGTTTCTTATTTAATTTATTAAATAGCAAAACCGCAAACTCAGTATGCAGTGCTTCATCTCTACTAATTAATTCATTGCTAAAAGTAAGTCCAGGCATCAATCCTCTTTTTTTCAACCAATAAATGCTACAAAAAGCACCACTGAAAAATATTCCTTCCACACATGCAAATGCCAAAAGTCTCGTTCCAAAGTTTGATCTTTTATCATTTATCCATTTTATAGCCCAATCTGCTTTTTTTCTTATACACGGAAAGTTTTCAAGTGCAGTGAAAAGCGTTGTTTTCTCTTCTTTATTTTTAATGTAAGTATCAATTAGCAAAGAATACATTTCAGAATGAATATTTTCCATTGCTATCTGAAATCCATAAAAAGCCCTTGCCTCGCTTACTTGAACCTCTGACATAAATCTCATACCTAGATTCTCTAGGACTATTCCATCACTTGCTGCAAAAAATGCTATAATCATTTTAATAAAGTATCTTTCATCATCATTTAACTTTTCCCAGCTAGCCATATCTTTTGATAGATCTACTTCTTCTGCTCTCCAGAAGCAATCTACTTGTTTCTTATACATTTCCCAAATGTCACCATATTGGACTGGAAACATGACAAATCTTGATTCATCTTCTTTAAGAAGTGGTTCAGCTACAGATCGAGACATCTTGAATAATACTAGTTTAGAATATTTATATCAATTATATTTTGAATTTCATTAACTGATTTAAATCAATACATTTGTTTGTTACCATATACACAGTAATACTTAGATGGCATACATATATCAATATCATCTCTTAATATTTGTAAAAATTAAATCCTTAACAAATTATATTACAAATAAAATATTACTTACACTATGTAGGCTAATTGTAATATTTCAATATGTTGTTTAAGAAAATGTTAAATAAATTATATATCATAATAATAATATGGAACTAGCAAGAAGGGATATTACTATAAAAAAAATGGTTCGCGAATTAGATAATAGAAGAAATATGTTATTATCACATTACCGAGAACTTTTAGATGTTCAAGATGAAAATGAGTTTTTACTTGAAGTTACAAATGATTATGCAAAATATTACCAAACAATTAAAACTGAGAGAGAAATGCAGAAAGAGGCATTAAATATGCTTTCAGATTATATAGGAGAAATGACGATGAATAATGAAGTTACTGAATCGATGCTTCGTGAAAGCAAAAGACAACAAACCGATATCATGGGTGAATTAATGAAAATCAAAAATGAATTAAACGAAATGATTTGATTTTTTCATTTTCTCTCTAGTAAATATATACAAATGTCTAATAATTCTGGAGCATCCATAAGTGATATTCAAAATATGATAGAAAGTATGGTGCGCGAAGAAAGCACATCAATGCAAAATATAATAAAACTAGCAGATGAAAACACCCGCGTATCTGGTACATTAATTAGTACTGTCACAATAGCAGCAGGTTTAATTAATCAAATGCAAAATAATATACAAGATCTTTCTGTTATTATGCAGAAACTTAATGACAAGAAACTTGAACAAGATACCGCCATACGACAAATAGCAGAAAAATTAAAAGGCGCTCCTACCATAGCTCAAACAAATGAAGCTATCTCTAATTTAAAAGCGGCTATAAAAACAAAAGCCAATATGTCACAAGAAGAAATAGATACAGCATTACAACTAGTGCCTGTGCCTGATATCCAAACAAACCGTGGCGGGTTCACATATCGCAAAACTAAATCATCTAATCCTAGAAAAGAAGTTAGAACTCAAATAAAACAAGATCGGCCAAGAAACTTACAACGCCTTACAAAAAATAAAATAATTCGACGTAAAAGTATAACTAGACGCAAAAGCCTAAAGGGGAAAACTAGAAGAAAATCTAGGAAGTATAGGAAATAAAAATAATTTTTTAATTATTAAATAATTATTTATAGTTTCATCATAGGCCAATTCCTAAGATGTTTAGGCCATTTACCGGTAAGTTGGCGTTCTTTTTGAGATGAAATTGTTTTTCTTCCATTTTCAATTTCTTTCCTGCAATTATATACCCTTCGCCATTCTTTTTGAACTCGTTTAAGCCAGTTTGTTTTAAGAGAAGCAACACATTCATTTCCTGGCAGATATGTTAGATCAACAATATTCGGTGTAAAATACTCTTTATTTTCAATAATATGTTTATAATTTCTAATATTAGAATGTGTTAGGTTATTTTCATTATTTTCATACATATTTTTCATGTTTTCAATAATATCGTGCCATTCATTTCCATAAAACTCTGCTGGTGTCAAAATATAACTTGCTAGATAATGATTTTCAATATCATTGCTAGAATCCACTGTTTTGCCGTGTAGGTTTGTGTTGTGAAGCTCGCAGATAGCGATCGCATATTTTGCCATGGTACTTTGCTGAATGAAATAATTAATAGTCATTCAAATGGTTTCAATTTTCTCTCTAGATATACTATATAATGAAGTTTAGTGTCCGCTCTTTATTGAAAGACAAAAATGTACTAAGAATTGTATCTCTTATTTCTGTTCTCAATCTCATGGGTTATATTATGGTTCGTGATCTAGAATCTGTGTCATTTTTTGTATTAGTAGGATTTTTAGCTACTCACTTTAGCAAAAATATGATTATTGTTTTACTAGTTTCAATTATTTCAACAAACTTTTTAACTATGTCAAAGAAAGCTAGAACGGTTTATGAAGGAATGACTGGTAAGAATAGCAAGAAAAGCAAATCAAAAGAAAAATCAAAAAATGCAGAAGACGATGAAGAAAAAGAAGATGGCAAGGAAGAAGATGTTGAGGATGCAGATGAAGAACTAGATGAAAATGAAGCTACCGGAAAAGCAGGCAATGTTGATTACGCATCTACAATTGAAGCGGCATACGATAACATTGAAACACATGCAGGTACTGCTGGTATCAAAAAAATGGCCAATAAAACCGAAGATTTAGCAGGGCTTATGAAGCAGCAAGAATCTTTAATTGCTGGCATTGAGACAATGGAGCCAATGATTGAGAGAGTTACATCTCTTATTGATAAAGTAACTAGTTTAGCAGGAGGACAATCAAAATAAAAATAAAAAAGAGTAAATAATATATACCAATTTATATAGCACAATGCCAAAAAAATGCCCCCCTGGAGTTATTTGCATTGAAAACGTTACAATTTTAGTAATATTTATTATTTTAGCAGGATTACTATTATTTATTAATAGTAGATTTAATGGCGTTCAACAGAATAATGAAAGAATAATTATAAAAGAAAGAAAAACTAATAATACTTCACTTTTTAATATATTACCAAAAATGCCATTTAGTTATTCTAATATTCCAAACGATGTTTTAATGAATCCTTATCAGCCACCTCTGAAAGACGATAGAATATTTAGAAGAGATATGAGTGATCCAAGAGGAGTACCAATAAATGTCCCTACTAGAACAGTTGATAGTGTTTATAGACAAGTTGGTATATTAACTAGAAGTGGCGGACCAGAAATGATACTGCCTCTTATGGGAAAACCCCTTTATAGTTCTAGAGACAAATGGAACTATTATACTATGAGCAATGAAAACAGCATGGTTAAATTACCAATTACGTACAAAAACAAGAGTTGCACAAATGAATATGGGTGCGATAGTTTATATAATGGGGATATGGTTTATGTGGAAGGATATAATGATACATTTAAAGTTACCGTTTATGATAATCAAGTGATGAGATATATTCCTTATTTGTAAAAATATAAATTATAATTTATGCTATAATTATATACATAAATTATGAAAAATCCTATATTTTTTTACTATCTACCTAAAATATTAAATAACAAACTGCACATGATATATCATCCGTATGATTCACATAATCGTGCCCATAATTTTCTCCCGCAAAAACTAGAGACCATTTTTTCTTCCAATCAAAAAATGCTCGTTCAACATGATCTAATGCTTCAAAATCTATGTTACTCAGCTGCTCTACATCATCGGGCTCATCACATACAATTTCCCACAACCCAGTTGATCCAGAAACAATCTTATATGTTGCCCCCTTTTCAGGGATTAGATTTACAACGTGATGACCAATATGATTTCCATATACCTGATTGTGTCCCAAGCAACTTGTCATATTTGCTATTTCATCGCCAACAATAATATATTTTATTTCATCTAAATGTAGTTTATCACCAGATATTTTTTTAAAAACCCATTCACCTTTTAATTGATGTGATACATTATTTCTACTCAATCGTTCCATCTCTCTATGATTATAATAATTATGCAAGTTTGTTTTGTATAGCTGTTTTTTATTTTTATATATTCTAGTCTGTGTAATTCCCTTCCACCAAAACTCCATTCTTAGTTTTGTAATTTTTGTCACTGATATTGACGCACCTATTCCAGATGTATATGGTGGTGGATATTCTGATATAATTAACTGTTCTAAAAACCTTATAGGATTTGATGGATTTTCTCTTACAATACTCAGCCAATTTAACTCTTTTAACCAATCTGTGAAAATTAAGTTATTTTGAATAGGTTTAGTATGCTCGCCGTGGCCATCAATAACAACTAACCAAATATCATTTTCGTCTTTAAAAGATAAGCTGAAATCTTGACGAAAGTTTTTTTGTTTCGTAAAGTTTGAATACCCAACTATTTTTGGATTATGTGTGGAAATTACATTTTCATACATAGTCGTCATTTATTATTAATATGTATAAAGCAAGCAAAATATTTTTAGCTTATATTTTTATTATAATATTTACTTAGGAAAATAGTAGCATTATAATGTATAATGGCCTCTAACCTTGTTAATGATTCTTCAGATGATGATAATGACATTTCGTTAGAAGAATATTATAATAAAAAATCAGATTATTTTAAAACGATTTTTAGTGGTTTATCGCAGATATCTCCAGCAAACCAATTAAAACTTAGAGTTACTGCTAATGGTCTAAAAACATCTTGGTATTACTTTAGCGGACTGCAAAGAAAAATTAATAATGATAATAGAAGTCAGGTAGTTGATTATATAAATATAAAAATTGGGAAATACGAAAAATACTATAATGCGATCATTAATAACATAACAAGTTCGCAAGATAAATACACTATCGCGGGTTATGTAAAAGCCGAAAAAGAGAATATAGACCTCTGGATTAGAGGATTAGATGGGTTGAATGCTATTTATGAAGGCGATACGTTGCATACCGATATAATCACTAGATTGAAAAATAGATTTACAGATATAAAAAATAAATCAATTAATTAACCGAATAATTTTTAATTATTATGATTAATTAGAAATTATGCATTATTTACATTATCTGCTATTCCTTTCAAAACATTTTCAACATTAGAACCACCTGGACCTAATATTTTATGTTGGGAATTACTTGGGAAAATTATTTTAATTGTTACTTCTGTAGTTCCATCTCTTAAAGGCTTTGTTGTTGTTGTTGTTTTAATAGACGAGGCCGCATCATTTGAAGAGGGCTCACTAGCACTCTTTCTCGGTGAATCATCAGACGACGGATCACCCGATACTTCTTCGTCAGGTGAGACTGAAGAGGATGATTGTTTAGTTTCAGGGTTGTCGTCTTCATCATCTTCTGCAGAGGATGATTGTTTAGTTTCAGGGTTGTCTTGCGCTGCTGGTGCTGGTGCTGCTGCTTGTTGTTCTTCGTCGTCTTCGTGAGTTTTTTCTTCGGCAGAAGGTGTTGTTCCAGGCTCTTCAATATTAAATATTTTTTGATAGCTGTTCGGAGAACCGGCATTTTGTTGTATCAAATCATAATGATTTGCATTTCCTGACAATCTTGGATTATTGGGGCCATACAAAGACATTTTTAACATCAACGGCGTAGGTAAATATTCCATTCTTGCCAAAGACTTTACTTCTGTATTTTTTAAGCCCTCATGCGTAGAAATAATTCCCATTTTTAATGCCCCTCTTAATGCGTAGGACCACTCTTTATATGTTTGTTGTGGGGTAACATTTACCCAGCATATTGGAAGTTGAAGTATTCTGCCAATTTTTGGTAATTCATCTGTAGATAACCAATTATTTGTATCATTTGATTGCCCATATAAGCCTCGAAAAGCTTGTTTTAATTTTTCGGCACCATCATAAGGTAATTTTAAATTACCTTTGTCATTTCTAAAAGCAAACTCAAGTTTCTTTGATTTATCTATTATATTATTTTCAATGTCTTCATTTTTCTTTGAAACAATATTGTCTATAACTGTTCTTATTGCTGGAGGCAAAGAATAATAATAATCCTGATATAAAGCTTTTATATATAAAAGATAAGTACCAATTGAATACCATCCACAATAGCCATCTGGCTCAGATTCAATTACTTGATAAGTTGAATTATTATTTGATTCTTCAAACTTACAAAGTTTAATTGTTGTATCTTTCCTTGGATATACACTGTTGTCAGAATCTTGTAGTACGTCACTTCGATTTACAAGTATATTATTCCAAGAAATGCTATCTTTACAAGAGTAGTTGTTTATACATTTCAAATAAATACGGTGATAATTGAAAAATAAATCTAAATCATCATCGGATTCGGATTCATCAATTTCCTCCTGCGATACCTTCTCCTCATTATTATTTCCAGGTTTATCTCTTACCACTCTAAGAGTGTCTATTAGCATTTTCAAATCACTTGCACATTTTCCAATTGTATCTCCTGTAATTGAGTGACTTATAGAGTTTTTTGTGAGTAATGCAAATCCGTTATAATTTGATCGTATTGTTTTATAATATTTTGATATCCATTGATTTAATGCATCAGAGTATAGATTATCTCTATTATTTTTGCTGAGAGAAATAGATATATCATTCTGAGACCATGGTAATGGTGGCACCTTAAATAATCTATATATGTCCAATAGGTAATGCCCTTTTTGGCTTTCAAAAATTATACCACCACAATTAGCGATTGTGTTTTTAATATCAGTTGGGCCACAATTAATTACTGGCAATTCTAAACCATTTACCTTTAAAACACTTTTAAACGCGGTTTTACTCGGCTTACTTTTTGGTGGTACTTTTCCAGAATCCTGTGCTGGGCCCAAGGACATTGATTCTGGTGCCGAGGATGCTTCTTCATATGATGATTGTTCCGATTCTGGTACTGGCGCAGGTCTTTCTAGTTCAGGTGCTGTTGTTCTCATAGTAAGTTCTATTCCTTGACTTTTGCCGGATGAATTATTTCGAGAAGACTCTTTGATAGGTTGTGCTTCTGGTGCTTCTGGCGCTGATCTCGGGGTCGGTGCTGATGTCGGTGTCGGTGCCGATGCAGGTACTGGTATTGGTGCAGGTACTGGTATTGGTTCAGCTGCTTCTCTTCTCATAGTAGTAAGTTCTATTCCTTGACTTTCGTTGGATGAATTATTTCGAGAAGGCACTTTGGTTGGTTCTGCTGCTGCCGGTGCTGATGCGGGTGCAGGTACTGGTACTGGTGCAGATGCTGGTACTGGCGCAGATTCTGATTGAGCTGCTGCTATTTTCTTGTCTCTCTCGGCCCTCATCCTTCTTCTTCTTCTTTTTGCTTGTTCTCGTGCTTTTTTTGACTTACGGGAGCTATGTCCAGGGATGTGCTGCCCCCCTCGATACTTGTCTCCCTTATAATTTGAATATTTCTTCTTAAGGGTTTTAAATCTTAGATTTTTCTTTTTACGATTGTTTTGTGTTTTACGTTTTACTGCATGATGGCTGTCTTTTCTTATTATTTTTTTTCTTGTTTCATGTTTCTTTTTTAAAATTCTAGCAATTTTTTTTCTAGAAATCTTCATTCTATATATATGATGACATCAGATTTTTTATTATGAGAGTATATTAATATGAGCTGTTCAAAAGCAACTGCCCCGATAGATATTACAAAAGGAGGTTCTAGTGATTGTTCCTTGAAATGTCAATTTTCATTTAATTATAAATATTCTGGTCTCAGAGCAAGAAATAACGGAGATAATCTTAAAATTACTTTTGATAAATCAACAGTATCCCCAGTTGTTTATAATACTGAAAAATACGATGTCCAAGAGATGAAAATATTTCAACCATCATTACATACATACGGTGGCACAAAAGCAGACGGAGAACTAATTATAATGCATAATAGTCAAAGTAGCGGAAAATCACTTTTAGTGTCTATCCCCATAAGTAAAGGATCTACTGCTGGTTATTTAGATGGAATTATTACTCAAGCATCTAAAAAAGCCAATACTCAAGGTACAACATCTACAATTAATATGCAAGCATTCACGCTAGACAATATTGTTCCTAAAAAACCATTCTTTAGTTATCAAGGAACTTTAGCATATAGTCCGTGCAACGGAACATATGACTATATCGTATATGGATTAGATAATTCAGTAAATATTACCTTGAATAGCTTAACCAATCTTAAAAAAATTATTAGCAATTCTACTTCTAAAATTAAGCCAAATAATAATAGACTATCATTTAATAAAAAAGGTGCAAGTAATATTATCGGTGATAGCGGAGATGATATATATATAGAATGCAACCCAACTGGTGCAGATGGAAAAACATTAGTTGATCTAGAAGATACATCTAAAAGTTCGGGTAATCCAGAATGGGCTAATAAATTATTTAGCAGCGGTGTATTGACTATTATTCTCATTATCATTGCATTTTTTGTTTTAATGAAATTATTTAATCTAGTAATTAATTTAATTACTAACAGCGCAACATCATCTTCATCATCTAGCGAATCTAGCTCATGATAAAATATAATATACAATACTCTATATAATAGTCTTATTATGGATATAGTTTATAGCAAAAAAAGAAAATCTATTTGTTTTGAAGATGCTGTATCTGCATTATTATGTTTAGGTGTCACAGATTTAAGATTAAGTGTTTTGCTATATTCAATATTAAAAACTGATTTTCAATGCAGAAGTGTAATAACTAATAAATGGTACTATAAATGCAATAAAGGTAAATGGCATTATGATACTGAAAATATTAAATTAAGATCGGCTATTACAGAAGAATTATGTCCGCGATTAGTAGAAGAAATACACGAATATACGCAAATATTAAATTACATTAGAAAGAACACAAAAGACTTTGATGTTGTAAGAAAAAAAATGGATAAAATAGCAAAAATGTTAATCTGGCTAGAAGAAGATAAAAATAAAAATAAAGTTATCAGGGCAAGCAGAGACATTTTTTATAAACAAATGCACCCATTATTTAAAAAATCGAGACTTAACCCAATATATTGTTTAACAAAAAATAATAATTAATATTAATTTCATGTTAATATTAATTTACACACTACATTCATCCTTCAATGATTTTAAAACTTTTTTCGAATCTTTTTTATTAACATCTTTCATTGCAACAACCATTGTTTCAGCATAAGCCGTTCCTTGTTTATCATCTTTTAAAAAGTTTGGGTTATTTTTAATAAATACAATTGAAGCTGTTTTTGATAGCTGATTTTTGACATTTTTTATTATTTTCTCTCCTTTATTGTCTCCCTTATTATCCCATCCTTGTTTATCATCTTTAATATACCATTTTTCTTTGTGATGATGAAATGGTCTTTCTGAAGTAGTATAGTCTTTCAAGTTTTTTGTTATTATATTTGTTATTGCCTTAGGCTCATTGTCTTTTAAGAGAGAAACATCCCTCATAGTTATTTTTAATTGTCTTGCAAAATCTTGAATACTTGTCGCATTTTTACAATTTTCATTTAAATATAATTGAATGTTGAAATTAGTATTATTGCTATTCATATTCATGTTATTGTTATTACCATTTATGGTAGTAGTATTCTCTAGTTTTTTCATTAATTCCGCATTTTGCTCAAGAAGTTTCATAATTATCTCATCTTTACAAACTACACCATTATTTTCTTTTTTAATTAATAAGCAACGAGCACCTTCAGTATCTTCTTCTATGAAGGTACATATTGTTTTATGTCTTGATAAACCGCTCTTGTATTTGTAAGATTTTCCGCATCCACATTCCCATTTATTATTAGCATTTTCCCTGCCTTTTCTGCCTTTTCTGCCCAAATAGTTACCATTAGTTACCATATGGTTATCATTGTGCTTTTTCGTCTTAAAGTGTCTTTTCATTTTACTTTCGTAAGACGTTGTATAGTCACAACATTTACAATAATAATTCTCTGCCTTTTTCTGCCCTAAATTGCCTAAATAGTTACCATTAGTTACCATTAGTTACCATTTAGATTTTATTATAATATTCACAATGCACGAGAGATTTTTCGACCGTTTTTACCCCTACATAAGGCCCCTACATGAAATAAATCTTAAAAATGTGTTTTACTTACTTTGTGTAGATAAATTTTCTAAAAAAACAGTGTTTTCAAACCTCAATTAGTAAAATCAAAAAATACTCTTCAAAAACTTGATTTATAAAATATACTTTCAAAACATTGTTTTCTTTGTATAATTTATAATGTCTTATTTGAATAGTATCTTTTCTCCCTTAGGCAAGGAATATTGCACAATTTATTATGCGATTATGGTAGTGTCATTTGTGCAGTTTGTTGTTGTAGTTATTGGATCATTGATGCATCTTTTTTCATCAAAGAAAAATATGATGCAATCTTTAGTTGGTGGTGTTACAGTATCTAGTATTTCATTTGTGGAATATATTTTAGCCCGATTGGCTTACAGTATTTGCACAAAAGCTTTGTAAATCATATAATAAAATTATTTATTAGTTATATGATTTCATTTAGATTATGCATTGATTGCTGATGCAGAATGCAGTTTTCCTAGAACCGGTTTATAATCAGATGGTCCAATAGATCCGTGTTTTACTAAAGGAGCCATTGAATTAACAATATCTTCTTCTAATGTTTTTGGGAAGCCATTGTAATTTTTGAGAATGTCCATTTTAATTTCCTCTGCACTTTCGGCATTAGTGTAGTAAGATCCTGTTTTTTTACTAGATCTATCAATTAACAAATACGCGGCACATATTGAAAGAACGCCTGCAATTGGACCTGCTGAATAAAACATTGTGGCGATTAGTAAATAAATTATAATTTGTCCAACAGTGGTGTCTACCATTCTAGCGAGCTGTCTTGGTGTATCAACATCGACAATTATATATATAGCTAAAAGTAATTCTAATAATCTAGAATGCCTATGTTCCGCTTTCAATAGATTTTTTACCAACTTCATTATAAGATACAAGTAGATAATTTATTAGAGCAAAATTGAAAAAATATATCTAAAAAAAAGGCACTATAAATAAATAGATAATGTCTGAAGATGTATCCACATATTTAGGATCTAAGGGCTATACTATCTATAAAGAATGCTTAACTTTAGAAGATCAAATGTTTATCAGAAATAAGTTATCGGTTAAACCATATATACCTAAATCTCCTATTCAGCCAAAAGCATTTCCTGTTTATAGAGAAGGAAATAGTAAGTTTTATATACCAAAGTATTTTGGCGTTGAACATTTTGGTGATCCAGATAAAAACAAAATAAAAGATGGAGATAAGATTGATATTCCTTTTAATGGACAACTTAGAGATTATCAGAAACCTATTGTGAAATCTTATATTAAATCAACCAAAAACTCTTGGGGAGGAGGAGGTCTTTTAGACATTCCATGTGGTTATGGAAAATGTCATGGAAAAGATACTAAAATTATGATGTTTGATGGTACGATAAAATTAGTTCAGGATATTGTTGTTGGTGATAAACTTATGGGGGACGATAATACTCCTAGAAATGTTTTGTCGCTTGCAAGAGGAAGGGAAAGGTTATATAAAATTGTTCCGGAAAATGGTGATAGCTACACAGTAAATGAAAGTCATATATTGTCTTTGAAGGCAAAAAAAACCAGTAAATATAATAATAAGGGCGATATTATTGATATATGTTTAAAGAAATATTTAAGGCTACCAGATTTTATTAAAGATGATTATTGTGGTTATAGAGTTCCACTAAGTTTCAAAAGAAAATCTGTGATAACAGACCCTTATGAATATGGTAAGTATGTGTCTGATAAATACAATGATGCTGGTGGATTTTCAAAAGATTATAAATATAATGAACGACAAATACAATTGGCTTTAATCGCAGGAATTATTGATACAATTGGTTGTAAATATTTGCATGGCTATTACATTGATACTAATAACATCCAAATTATGAATGATATCGTGTTTATTTGCAGATCCATTGGATTGGGAGTTATTACAAATTATAATAAAACTATTTATATTTATGGTGAAAATATAAGATATATACCTTTGAAAAAAGTACCAATGCATGATTTTACCTATAATTATAAATGTTTGGAGGTTGATATCTCAATTACAAAATTGGGGATTGATAATTATTATGGGTTCGCATTAGATGGAAATCATCGTTATTTGCTAGGCGATTTTCAGGTAACCCATAATACTGCAATGGGATTGTATATAGCATCTATCTTAAAACAAAAAACGCTAGTTATTGTTCATAAAAGCTTTCTGTTGAATCAGTGGATTGAACGCATAAGAGAGTTTGTTCCATCTGCTCGAGTAGGAAAAATACAGGGGCAAATTATTGATATTGACGACAAAGATATTGTTATTGGTATGCTACAGTCATTGTCGATGAAAGAATATCCCGAAGATATGTTTAGTAGTTTTGGTTTAACAATCGTTGATGAATGTCATCATATATCATCAGAGGTTTTTAGTAGATCTCTAACAAAAATTATAACTAAATACACTTTAGGGTTGAGTGCAACAATGAAAAGAAAAGATGGATTGTCACATGTTTTCAAAATGTTTTTAGGAGATATAGTTTGTTCGGTTAAAAGAAAAAGCGAAGATGGGGTTTTAGTAAAAAAAATAGATTATGACTCTAATGATGATGATTTTAAAGAAACTGTCTATGATTATAGGGGAAATCCTCAATATAGCACTATGATAACAAAGCTCTGCAATTTTAATAATCGAACCGAGTTTATTTTGAAAGTAATCAAAAAAGAACTTTCTGAGAAGAAAGATCAACAGATAATGGTATTAGGGCAAAATAAAAGTATATTAAAATATATTCATGATGCTGTAGAACATAGAAATATTGCTACTGTAGGATATTATGTTGGCGGGATGAAAGAAAAAGATTTGAAATTGTCAGAGTTAAAAGAGATCGTGGTGGCAACGTATGCAATGGCTGCAGAAGGCTTAGATATAAAAACTTTAACAACTCTTATGTTGGTTACGCCACGAACAGATATTACGCAGGCGGTTGGTAGGATCCTTAGGGTGAAACATGAGAGACCATTAGTTGTAGATTTTGTAGATACACATGATGTTTTTCAAAGGCAATGGAAGAAACGATTGAAGTTTTATCAAAAAAATAATTATAAAATTATTGAATCAGATAATATAAATTATATGAAAGGGAAATGGAATGATATAATTAAAAAGAAACGTGGCAGAAAAAAGAAAGATTCTCTTGAAGCGAGAAGATGCATGGTAAGTATTAAATAAAAAGTATAATTTATAATATTTTTTATTTATTTTTTATGATCTAGCATAGCCTTTAAAGTTTCCAGGTGCCAATGCACTATCGGAGGGACTAATGGGTGCTGTTGGAGCAAATGAAACACCCATTGTTGGAAGGTCGGAAAGTTTATTTAAATCTCCTGAACCTCCTCGCATACGGTAACGTTGCGATTTCTTTCTGTGCTTTTTATGTTTTCTAGACTTGTGCTTTTTATGTTTTCTAGACTTGTGCTTTTTATGTTTTCTAGACTTGTGCTTTTTATGTTTTCTAGACTTATGTTTTCTAGACTTATGTTTTCTAGACTTATGTTTTCTAGACTTATGTTTTCTAGACTTGTGTTTTCTAGACTTATGTTTTCTAGACTTATGTTTTCTAGACTTGTGTTTTTTATGTTTTCTAGACTTGTGTTTTTTAAGAGTTCTTTTTTTTCCACCTGTGTGTTTATGATTAGGTCTAGCACTTGGAACAACACTTGAACTATGTGTATTATAAGAAAGACGTGCCCCACCGTTTGGTGCTAAAGGATAATCATTTACTGCGTGTAAAGCGCTCTCAAAACTATTAGAACCTCCATTCATTTTGTAATATGATGTTATTTTATTATTAGAGCCACCATTTTGTTTAGAAATAGTATTTGAATTAAATAGATTTGGAGAAAAATCATAATTTGCTTTTGTATCAGTTGTTAATGGACCAGCACTATTCTCACCTACAATTCCATTGGTATCATAGTTTTCTACGTTATGCATATGTATTTATCGAATATTTTTTCTTTCAATTGCCTGTATTTGAAATATAGAAGCTACTTTATCAGTTTTCTTTGCGATTGAGATGGGTTTCCATTTCCTAAACTTTTTCACCCAAACGCAAATCATTCGGATAGATTTATCTAAATTAACGTATTTATCTTCTCGCACATCTTCAAACTCTTCATCATCGTCGCTTTCTTCTAAAAGATCTAAGTTTTCATTTTCTTTAATATACCTAAATATCTTGTTCATCATAACACTTGATTTATAATCAGTAACTGCTGCAACACCAACTGTCTTTTTAGAATCACTTGCATATAAATTATACATATCATTAGTTATCATTGCTTTAACAATCATTGTAACACTAAGTTCTTGCTTTTCTTTAAACATCGTGTATCCCCTGCTCCTACTATTTTTATAAGAAATACTTCTTATACCGTATATAGGATATGGTAATGTTCTGGCAATATCAATTGCGTTCTTAAAATAATTAGTTGTAATAGGAAGTCCTAGCACAAGAAAATTACTAGAATATGGTATGTTATTTATCTCATTTTTAAAAATATGTTCAATAATATCAAACTTTTTGTCAAATCTCTCTTTATTACATTTTTGACCTTTGTATAAAATTATATCAGTGATTGCGAAACATTGCATATTACTATTTTTAAATAATACACCTTGCATCACTGTTCCATCTCCAATACATAGATCATCTGAAAACGACATTATCGAAAATGATGCATTAATAATAGACCCATTCCGATCAAGATTTAATACTAAAGCTATATTTTTATCATTACAATATGTAATCCACAATAAAGCTTTTTTCCCTCTCGGCAAAAGCTGAAAACAATCACTCCGAACTTTCTTATGTAACAATTTGTCATAAGAAAGTTCAATATCTGGAAATCTTCCCAAAGTAGTCTTTAGATTCATGGTGTATTAAATGACGATGTATCTTTAACCTTATTTAATAATTTGTATAAGAAGATTCAAAAGCATTTGTTGCAGGCAATATATTTTTTGCCTTAGGCTCTTTCTTAATATTCGATAAAAAATCTCTTAACTCGTCTTGCATGTCATCGGAATTGACTTTCTCATTACTGTGGGATTTTTTTGAAATATCCGATAAAATATCATTATATCTTTCAATTGGCTTATTTACTAGATCTTTTACTTTTGGAACTGTAAGGGTTTCAATAAAAAATGAATATAAGTAATGCAATAAAATAATTAATACTAAAGATAAAATTGTCCATTGAATAGTCCAAGCAATCATACTATAGTTTATTGATAAAAGTTAAGTTTAGATAGAAACGTAGAAATTGTAGATTGCACTTCTTCACAAGAAATCGGCAACTTAGTTTTAAAATATACATTAATTGGTGTATCGTTCTCAGTTTCAATTACCATATTTACTTCTGCATGATCTAGAAGTCTATAAGTATGTTTTTTAATTCTTTTAACAATATAACTATATGGGAGTTGATAATATACTTTTTCTGGGGTCAGAATAGACGTAGTATCAATTATTTTTAGATTATTATAATTATCAACAGTAAGATTTTGTATTATTGTATTTCCATCTTTGCAGTTTAGTTTATGCAGTTTATCTTTAATAATTTCAAAAACTCCTTTATCTGAATAAAAAATTGTTTTATTTTTGACATGTGTTTCATATCTTTCAATATTTGAGATAATAATAGAAGATGGGTTAAGTCCATTAATGTAGAGAGTATGCATGTTCATGATGTATATATTTATGGGAAACCATTTAAACCCATTATGATAAGATACATCAATAAGATGACTAAGATTGTAGTTGTAGATAAAAACTGTAATATCAAAGACGTAAATGTTAAAAATCTTACGCGGGAAATAATTTATAAAAAGTGTAATTTTCGGAAAAAGGAAGGGTTTGAGAGAAGGACTACCTGGAATATTGATAACTTCGATATTGATAAGGTTGAGCTATGGACGAGGGATGCCGGGAAATCAGGTCAGGAAAATAAATATGAGCTACCTCCTCCAGTGGATAGTAGTTTGTATTTTGGCTCTATTGCGCTAGTGGCATGTGATGAAGACGGTGATTTGATTGATTTGTCAAAGGAAACGTGGAAAAAGATTTATGATCATTTGTTTGGCGGATTTGATGATCTTGATGCTGAAAATACTGATGAAGAAAGCGAAGATGAACTAGAAGATGTTGATAAATCATTGAAGTCTAAAGTTGGCGGTTATCTTAAGGATGGTTTTATAGTAGATGTAGTTGAAGATGAATCAGATAATGATATGCCGGATGAAAATGAGATTTTAGAGCTTCCAGAGGAGGATTATTCAGATGAAGAATATTTAAGTGATATGGGATCGGAACTAGAAGAGGAAGATTATTATTATAGTGATAGTGATTAAAAATAAAATTGAAACAAGTCTAAACAAATACATTATAATTAATACATCATGAGATCAATAGAGAATCCCGATAATTTTCGAAAAAATGTTAGAAAACAGCTTAGAAAGTTTATGATTAAGGATTCACATGCAATTAATTTGGAAAAAAGTATTTTAAATTATGCAATACTTAAATCTAGTGAAAGAAATGTGGTAAAAAAATGGGAGAATCCTTACTTTATTCAAATCTATATTGATAGATTTAGAACAGTATGGTTAAATATTAAGAATACCAAGTTGCTTGAAAAAATAAAAAGTAAGGAGATTAAACCACATGAGATTGGTAAAATGACTCATCAAGAAATGCAACCAGAGAAGTGGAAATTATTAATTCAGAAAAAGAAAGATCGTGATGAAAATAGGTATACATCAAAGCTTGAAGCAAATACTGATAATTATAAGTGTAGAAAATGTGGATCCAAAGAATGTTCTTATTATCAGCTTCAAACTAGATCAGCTGATGAACCAATGACAACATACGTTACTTGCATTAAATGTGGCAATAGATGGAAATGTTAAATCAAAAAATTGAAGAATAATTATAACAATATACATTTTTTATTATCAAAAAAACATGAGAGAACACAGGATTGCACTTAAAATATGTAAAGCATTAATTATATGGTTTTCAATAAAATACTATATAATTACATTTGTATATGGTTATCCATTTTGCAAAGAATATAATTGTTTGATGCATGAAATAAAACTGAAAGATAAAGATATTTTGTACAAGTTTATGTACTCTATGTGCATGAGTTTAATGCACGGTGTTATTGAAACATCAACATGGTTTATAGTACCATATTGTAAAATTGGATTGCTTATTTATTTGTTTTCATAAAAATTATTATTAAAAAATATATTAATAATTTTTAATTTTATTTTACGGCAGTTCGAGATCAGATACTTTCCAATATTCACATCCACCATTTGGTAGAGGCCTTCTAATAATAAATGGTATTTTTTTTTGTTTCAATTCCATAGACGCAATCGTGTATCCATCGACAATAATAGTAGGGACTTTCACAAATGGTGTAGCTCCCATATTAATTTGCTTTGCCCGCATTCCTAAAACTCTAGCAAGTTCATATTTTGTCAAAAGCGGAATTGTTTTATGTAGAGCATCAACAATAACTCCCTGATCATTTCTTACAACAACTGAAAGAGCACGAACTTCATCATAATTATGTATTTTTGCTTCTGGGTGCATATTTTCTACATAGCTATCTACTTGTTCTCTATCAAACTTTTCTTGATCATCTTCGCTTTCATAATCACTATTATCACTTTCAGAATTAGGCAAAACATCTTGTGCATTTATAATTTCATTTTTTTGATTGTCAGTATTATCTGTATCAGCACTATCGCTGTCTGTCTCTGCTTCTTCGTTATCGCTTGAACTATTATCATTTAATAGTCCAATATCGCCAGTTTCAATGGTTTCGCCAATTTTTATTTTTGGCTTAAATGTGATTTCACCATCTTCATTAATTGATTCGTCATCATCATCGCTGAAATCAATATCTTCTTGAAAATCTTCTACTGATGAATCAGCATCTAATTCTAGTTCGACTGGATTTTCACTTTCGGTATTGCTCATGTTGCTATATAATAAGAAATATATTTAAGTTAATATATTCAATTTTATGTTTTAATGTTTTTCACTTGTTTTCCAGATACAATCACATTTCGCACACATGTAAATATATTTCATATTCGAATCATCATACCTTATATATAGCACCTCTCGCTCACCACCTTCTTTGTTGCTATCACATTCTTGATTAGGGCACCTGATAGTATTGATTCTGGGAATAGTTGGATCTTCTTTTGTATATTCATTTACTACGTGTGCATATTTTTCCTCACTTCTTTTTACCTGTGTTTTAAGAACGCAAACATCATCGTCAGTGATATTATCAGCCGTATTCCCACAATGACGGCAATAATATATCAATTTATTTGAATCTTCATCACTAATGCGTAAATAGTACATATTCTCGCAAACAGAACAGAAATGCATATTGTATAATATATGTGGAATCTTTTTATTTTTAAGTCATGATTCAATTTTACTTTAATTGTTACTTTACTTTAATAACTTCTTTTGCATTTAGTTGAGCATCTTCTAAAAGCTTCTTTAACTTATTATAATCTATTTTTACCTGCATCGTATATAAATTGGTAACTATATATGTTGGTTCATATTCTAAAGAGTCTGTGTATTGACAATATTTTTGTTTTGCTTTTTCAAATATTTCTAGTTTTTTATTATAATTTTCAAGGAAGTTGTCTCTAGCAATGTCTAAGAGATCCTTAAACCCCTTTTTAATTAGTGAAGTACTAGCTAATACTTCAATGGTAGCAATTTTAATATTCATAAAATTAATAATTTGATTATAGCTTTCAACATCAATATGTGATTTAGATACACCTGGTTCGTGCAATAATGGATTTTCTGTCAAAATGCTGCAAATTGTTAAAAGAATTGAAGAAATCGTCTGACATCCTGTCCATGATTCACCATGCCAAGTATTTAATATTGATAAACAAACCTTTTTATTTTTATATAAATTAGGATGCATTCTAATATTGTACCCATTTGTATAAAATGATACCTTTGGTGGTGCATGTGGGTAATTTGAGGGAAACTTAAACTTAAAAAAATAATAACCACCCTCATACGGAGTATCTTCTGGACCAATAATCATTGCATAACCCTTTAACATATCGTCTGAATCATGATTGTAATAAATACCATGATCTGTAAGCGGATTTTTCCGTATATCTTTAATATCTGCTACCAATCTTTTAATCGTTTCTTTAGTGATAATCTTTTTTTTACCTGATGACATATATTTTTATATAGTTGATTTATTTTTATACTGTTAACATGTAAGAATATTAGTTATATTATATTTTCAATTAACTCATATGACAAAAAATTGAGATAAAAATAATAAGCAATATTATATCAAGAATAATGACATCCAAGACTACTCGTTTTGATACTTATATAAAATCGTGTATTGCGGCAAAAGGCACTGCTTTTACGCATACAAGAATCCCAGATAAAAAATTAAAAATATCAGGTGGTGCATATACAGTGCCAAATGATGTTGATAGTAAAAAGACATTCTCGAATAGCTATTATCAGAAGGTATTTGAGAAAGGCCGACAAGAATATATGACTGAGAAACAGTTGATTGAGAACGGTCCTTTGCTAATTGATATCGACTTCAGATATAACACCAATATTACTGAGAGGCAGCATACTCATGAACATATTATTGATTTTGTTATGGCATATGCAGACGAGGTTTCAAAAATTGCTACGATTGAGCCAAATACAAAAGTTAATATATTTGTTCTGGAAAAGAAAAATGTGAATATTCTAGATACAAAAACGAAAGACGGTGTGCATATCATTTTTGGGCTGAAGATTCATAAAGGGTTGCAAGTTATGGCAAGAGAAGGAATGCTAAAAGAAATTAAGCAAATGTGGGAAGATTTGCCAGTTGAAAACTCATGGGAAGAGGTTTTGGATGAAGGAGTTGCAAAAGGATTTGTAAATTGGCAATTATATGGTTCCAGAAAGCCAGGACATGAAGCATATTTGATTAAGAAGCATTATGTTATTGAGGCAATGGAAGATGGCGAATGGGATGGACCAGTTGATATGTGTCCTGATGGCATTGAGCATTTTGATACAAAAAAATATTTCCCACAATTATGTGCAAGATATGATGATCATCCAGAAGCTAAACTAAAAGAACAATTTACAGATAAGTTTCAATCAGCATGTAACTCTTTAGGTCGAGCAGGAAGAAAGAAGACTGATAATGCTAAGAAACCTAAAATTAGAAGAAATCTAAAATATGTGAGGTTTGATTTGATTGACAGTGAGGAAGTTTTGGATGAGCTACTAGAGGATATGTTTGATTCATTGTCAGCATGTGATTACAAATTGAAAGAAGCGCATCAATTTACTATGGCTCTCCCAAATAAGTATTATGGGCCAGGTAGTTATAATAATTGGATTCGAGTAGGATGGGCTCTAGCGAATACAGATCCTAAGATGTTTCTTACGTGGCTTAAGTTTAGTTGTCAAGATAATTGCAGACACTCTCTTATAGGTAGTAATGGAAAGTTTGATTGGAAGCTGGTGCCAGATTTGTTTGAGAAATGGCGTGGTTTTGATTTTGAAAATCCAGATGGATTGTCAAATAGATCTATTATGTATTGGGCAAAGATTGATGCAAAAAAGGTATATGAAGAAATTAGAGTGGAAACGATTGATTACTTTATTGACCAAACAATAGATGATGCTACAGAGTTTGATTTGGCAAATGTTTTGTATAATATTTTCAAAGACAGATTTGTTTGCGTGAGTATCAAAAACAACGTTTGGTATGAATATCGACATGGTAGATGGTTTGAGATTGATTCTGGAAATGCTGTAAGAATGTGTATTTCTAGAGAAATGCATCAAGAATATCTCACACGCATACATGATTGTACTGCAAAGGTTCATACGATGGAGCAAACAGAAGAACCATACGAGAATCTTAGAAAAAGAACTAGTAGAATGGCAGAGATTGCAGTACTTTTAAAGAAAACACAATGGAAAAACAACATTATGCGAGAAGCCAGAGAGTTGTTTTATAATCAAGAGTTTCTAGACAAACTAGATCAAAATCCGTATTTGCTTTGCTTCAATAATTATGTAGTAGATTTCAAAAATAAAACACATCGACGAGGACAGCCAGATGATTATATTTCAAAATGTACTAATATAGAGTATATTAAATTAAACAAAAATAAGCATAGAGATACAATCGATGACATTGAATTATTTATGAAACAACTTTTCCCAGATGATAAACTGAGGAGATATATGTGGGACCACTTGGCATCCGTACTTATTGGTACTACCGAAAATCAAACCTTTAATATTTACACAGGCTCTGGTAGAAATGGAAAATCAATGATGGTTGAACTTATGTCTAGAGGGTTGGGTGATTATAAAGGTACTGTCCCAATTACTCTTATTACGCAAAAAAGAAATAGTATTGGTAGCACTTCATCAGAGATTGTCCAGTTGAAAGGAACAAGATATGCTGTTATGCAAGAACCTAGCAAAGGAGACCGGATTAATGAAGGCATTATGAAAGAGATTACTGGCGGAGACCCTATTCAGGGTCGAGCGTTATTTAAAGATACTGTTACATTTATCCCCCAATTTAAACTAGTAGTATGTACAAATACCCTATTTGATATTAAAAGCAATGACGATGGAACCTGGCGTAGAATCAGAGTTTGTGATTTCAAGTCAAAGTTTCTGGAAAATCCATATAAAGATGATTTGAACTTTCCAAAAGAAGAGTTTCCATATCAATATACACTGAACAAAAAACTAAATGAAAACTTTAATAAGTGGGCACCAATCCTTATGTCTATGCTGGTAGAGAAAGCATATAAAACAATGGGAAATGTTACAGATTGTGATGCCGTTCTTGCTAGTAGTAAAGAATATCGCGAAGGCCAGGATTATCTCGCAGAGTTTGTAAAAGAAAAGATCAAACGCAAGAATGGTGGTGTTGTCAAGAAAACAGAACTTATTCAAACATTCAAAGAGTGGTACACTTCAAATTATGGTAGAGGCATTCCAAAGGGCAGAGAAGTGAATGATTTTATGAATAAAAGATTTGGTAGATATAGATCTGGTTGGCACAACATCGTAGTTATTTATGATAATGACGATAGTAATGAGATTGACGATTTGTAAAAATAAAATTACAAAATATAAATATATTCTAAAATAATTCGAATATATTTATTTTTATTAACTATAGACATTTTTTGTTGTTTTGTTAAAATACCATAGAAAGTTATTAGTTAAATACTTAAACAAAAGCACAATGTAATGCAAAGAAAATGGCCATGCTATAAAAAAAAGAATTGAAGACCACCCTTTTATTGTTTTATAACCAGCACTGTTTAGAAATGGCCCCCATATAACATAAATTAATACTACGAATACGTATAAAAAATGCAATATTTTTTTAACGGTATTTAACCAAGTTGTTTCTTTTTCCTCATATATAACTTTTCTATCATTTGTATTAACATCTGCAGTATCGCTATCAACTGCATCTTTTAATTCGTCGCTTTCATTTAATCTTATTCTAAATAATGCATTTATTTTATCACCAGCGGCTTTCTCTGCTTCATAGTCTTTTATTAAAACATTTAATTCATTCATTAGCTCATTATGCTTTTTTAAAGACTCGTCTTTCTTTTTATTAGCAACAACCTTGTATTTTTCAACAAGATGTTCCTTATAGCCAACATCCCCTTCTGTAAAAAGATAATAGTTTTTTTCGGCATCTTCTACATTTCCAGGAGCATCTTGTCTTATTTTCTTAGCATTATCCCATTTTCTTTTTAATTGGTCTGCTTTTTTCCTTTTCTGACATTCAGTTCCACATTGCATCATCGACTGTAAATTAGCTAACATCCCATTGACTTTATTACTTGGCAGATTCATTGATTTAAAAATACCACTTAATTGATCATTATATTTTGCGGCATTTGGATTGTTCTTTAATTCTTTCATCTTTTTTTCTAATAATTTGCTGAAATCATTGTTTGAGGGAGACATTATACTTATAATACACCCAGATTAAAATCGAACATAATTATCTTTTGAATTATTAAAAGGAATTACAGTTGTTTGTTTTTCAGTCCAAGGTGAAATCGGAGTTCTATCTTCCATATATTCAATATTGTTTGAAAACCCCTCCTTACTTGCATGACGGTCATGTACAACAACACATTTCTCTGTCTTTTTATCAAATGTCATATCGCTTGAGCAGCAACTTTCTCCAACACATCCAATGCCGATATCCTTAGCAAAAGAATGTGCGTCATCTTTTAAGCTAGTAGCCGCTCCTAAAAGCTGTGCTTCATCATATTTTATTACAGTAGGCTTTACTGCCGCGGGATTCCAAGACCATTCATATTCATCAAAGTTCATGTTACTTCTTGAATTAATATCAAATATTTTTCTTACAACAAAAAATCCTCCCACAACGCAAGTTATCGCAATCAATCCGCTCGCGATATTTGAAGGAACAAACCCTTTTTTAGATAAAACAATTAATATAAATAATATCCCGGATGTCAAAATAACCAGTTTCATTACATCTGTTTGTGCCCTATATTGTTTGCTATAATATGTATTTATCTCAACCATTCTCATTTTACTATTTTCATTATTTTTTAAAGCATTTAAACTTTTCTTTGTGGCGTTTAATTCATTTTCTACTACATTTGTTACAATCATTTGATCAACTAAATCATTCCTAGACTGCATTACTCTCCCTTGGACACCCTTGTACATAGAATCTAGTTCCTCAAACATAGATACTCTCATTTGAGATAGTTCATTTATCTTTTTCACTAATTGAACATGATTGTCTCCGCCATTTGCTGAGGAAGCTTCCAATTGCGAATAAAGACTTTTTTCCATTTCTTGAAGATTTTGAATATTTCTCAATGTTGTTTCTTGTCTTTGATTACTTTCTTTTATTACTTCTTGTGATAATTGCGGACTAGAGCTCATTATATATACTTTATTAGAAATTAAAAGTATATATAAATATTTTTATTTTTACCTAGATGCCTTAATGCTTACCAAAACAATTATCGCCGCAAGAGTGGTCCATAGCATATTTTGCGTATTTGAACTTAACATATTCAACTCAGAGTCTTCATTCATAGCTACCACATTTTTGTAACTTTCTGTTGTGCTATCAATTTTCTTCAATGCAATTTCATAACTTTTCATGTCTTTTTCTAATTTTTTTACTTGTTTTATCATTGTATCATCAATTGCACCTTCTTCGCCTGACAATGATTTTAATTCTTTAGTAATATCATTTATTACTTTTAATAAAGCTTTCTCTTTTTCCTCAATAATTTTTTTATTACCAGAAATTGCTAATCCTAATCCACATTTTGTTGTCTTTGACATGTTTTCACCCATCGGAAGACGATTCATAATATTCCCATAACCTTTTCTCACATTGCTACTACATGATGTATTTATTCCTACATCATATTTTCGAATAGCCAGTTGCTTAGTTGTATTTAAAACTCTGGCACTATTAGGAAAAATGTTTTTATTTTTAATAAAACATAATTCTTTTGATTTATCATAGACAACACCGTGACAGTTTTCTAAACTGGTACATTCATTTTTACATTTATCATAGCTAATATTCTTAATAGTTTTAATATTATTCCCAACACTATCATATGTTCCTATATCAAAAAAATCATTTCCTAACTTTTTAAAATTACTGGGGATCTGCCTTTTCCTCATATTGCCATCTACATATAATATTTTGTTTGCCATTTGGTTATTGATATATCCGTCACTCATTTCATAAACACCATAACTATTCACATTTCCGACATAACCATCTTCTCCATATGTATTCTTAGTTGCCATTTTTCCATTTTTCTCACAGTCAATTATCATATACTGTATTTGTAATTCTAGGTTAGTCTTTCCATTTTTATCTTTTACTTTTTCCAATTTTAATATACAATTTCCGCTAGGAGAACCTATAAACTCTCCTACTTTTAAAAACTCATTACTAGTAATAAAGTTTCTTTTATATTTACTATTTTTTGCTGAATGTTTCTCAAGAATAAGGCCAGTTCGATTTGTTTTACTTTCCCATAAAACTTCATCATTATTATCTTTCAAAGCAAGATTGCCGTCATCATCTAAAATTAATTTTGATCCAGTGCATTGGTTATATTCGTCGGTACAGTTGTATTCATACGTTCTACCTGTTGCATCGGCAGGATAATTTACACTTCTACTTTCTCCATTGGGAAAACATTTATAACTACTTGAGAATGCTTTATCACAATTCTTCGCGGGGTCTGGTCCGCCTCCAACAGTATATAATTTTTTTAGCTGATTATTTTTTATAGATTTCTCTATTTCTTCTCTTACATTATTTGTTTTTACTCTATAAATAACTGGCTTAGGTTTTTGTCTTTTCCTAGAATGACTACTTGATGATTGTGATCCACCCATTTAACTATAATAACCATATATTATTTCCAAATACATTAAACAACTACCTCAATAATGACAGTGGATCCGTTTTTCCGTTGCAATTTGCTCCATATGATCCGCTCTCTATTATTATTTTAGCACCATATTTCGGATCGCAATTCTTTATCCCATTAACGTCCCATGTTTTAAATCCTGATCCTCCAACGAAATCATTGCTGCTTCCACTAGACAATCTCCCTAAAGCCAATTGGCCATTATTCAACATTCCAACCGCATCTCTACCATCTTTATTATAGTTACCTTCTATTACAGAATAAGAACCAATAGATTTAGTTGCAACTTCCCCACCCATTTCACTTAATTCTTTACCATATTCGCTAATATAGCATTCTGATACACCATTACTATTCTTGCTAATCATAAAATATTTTCTCCCAAGATCAGCAGCTGCAACTTTGCATTTTACAATTGCTTGATTCGGGTCTTTATCTGAAACTCCTGATAATGGTTTCATATTATGTTTAAAACTTTTCATACATCCTTTCCAGCTCTTCATATTTGTTTCCGGATTTGTTGCTCCCATAACCTGGATATTTGTGCCAGTGATACCACAAGATTGTTTTTTCATGGGTGTTCCAACAAAAAGATTAGGTTTTGTTCCTAACATTTTTCCTGGACTATTATAATTTTTTGACGAGCTAGATATAGTGGTAATTTCTGAAGGACAACCATATTTACCCTGAATATCTTTTAAAATACTGTCATTTGGAATATATTTATACATTCCTTTATCTGTAACATAACCAACTGCACCACTCCCCGAAAGCTTTACTAATTTACCAGAATAACTCTGAGATTTATTAGAAGTATTTAAAAATGTTGTTGTTTCTTCCATCAATGATACATTAGATCTTCCATACTCTCTTAATGCTTCATTAAATCTTTTTTGATATTTATCAAACCGCTTCTGTTGTTTTTTATTTTTTTCACCAACTTGCTGTTTTATCGTATTTTCAAAACCTTCTTTATTTTGTTCCCTGAAAAAGAAACTGGAAACTGGCTTTATAAAACTATCATATGCTGATTGTTTATTTTTAACTGACATAGTTCTTGCAGTTTTATTTTGATTACACATCAATAAATTATTACCTTGATTTAATCCATGAAACATGTTTGACATTTTTCTATCTATTATTAGAAACGATAAAAAAATGTATTTATAAAAAGTATTTATAAAAAGTATTTTTTAACTAAAAAATATATTCCTATAGTTAATATCGCCATTGCAATTATATTTTCTATAATATTTGTTTCTTCAGTCATCATGGAATATGCTGTTATTGCCCCAACGATTACAGTTGCAATACTAATAAAGTAAAACTGGAATCTATTTGCACGACTATCAGAATCTGTTGTTTCCATATCACCCTGAATAGTATTATTTTTTTGTTTCAGTTTATCTAACTTCTCAGACATTGTATTTAATTTGTCAGCCAAGTTCATAATTTCAATGTCTTTTTCTTTTGATTTTTTTTGATAATTTTCACCTTTTGGAACGATTTTATTTATCATATTTTGTGCTTCTTTCATTTTATCATCTAACTTCCCACTAATTGTATTGAGTTCTTCCATATTTTTTTTGGCAGCATCATATTTAGAATGTATAATATTATTATTATTCGTACCTTGTACTTGCTTATATGTTTTGATTAACATATTTATTTCTAATTCGAGAGTTTTTAACTTAATAATAGAAGGGCTATTTTTTTCAGAGCTCATAATATATTACCATTGGATAATTGTTTCTATAACACAGATATTATTGTTTTAAAAACTTTGGTTCATCGTCCGCTATCATTATTGCTTCAAACTCTTTAAAAAAATCTACTTTCTTATTTTGCAACATTTCATCAATTGCATTAATTGACCAAGGTCTTAATTTATTATCTCGCATAATTTTTGAAAGAAGATAAACAATAAGTCTATTATCTAGTTCATCATTATTTAAATCTTTATATTTGTCCTTAAACTTTCTATATAAATGCATATACGTGATACTGCATTTTATATCTAACCAACTACTCATATGTTTTTTAAAAAATGTAACAAATTGTTCATTTTCCATTAAAGCAGAAAGATCTTTTAAAAAATCATTTGCTTGTATTTTTTTTTCTCCTTCAACAATTCCTTTATGATATTCTACGATGGTATTCATTTATTTATATTTATTTAAAATAAATGAATGTTTATATGTATTTTTCAGAAATATAATTTGCCAAGAAATATACCATTAATATTCCCATAATTATTGCTAGTATCTCCATAGATCTACTAGAACCAATAAAAAATGCTTTTATTGAAAGCACTGTTATAACAACTGCCATTATAAAAAATACTAATAATTGTAAAAAATTAGATCTTGCATATAATCTTGCATTTTCATTTTGACCAATAACCGTATTGTGCCTATCAGTATAATTATTTATATTTTCATTATCACTTTTCAACATTGATAGATGTTTTTCTAATTTTTTCTTTTCTATATTAATTGTTTTTTCATTATTAATGTCTTTAATAATCACATTTTTAAGATTTTTTGCGATTTTCTCTCCTAATACAACTAATCTTTTGTTTAATTTCATTATTTTTTTTAATATAGAATCATCTATGTCTAACTCATTACAAAAACTTGCATTTGTCATATTTCCCTTTATTTTTATTGATGAAAACTCATCTGGTGAAATTGAAACAGGAGAGATATTACAGGATTTTCCTTTATTTTTCCAAGTTTCGTCATTAAACATGTATTTATTACCTTTTAAATCAACCCATGCTTTTTTATTATTTGTTTCATCTTTAATGTTTTTTCCCGCCATATCACATGGCTGTCCCGGATTCATTATTGCTCCCTTTGGTATTTTATTTAATAAAGAACTTTTTATTTTAACAGGATCACTCGGACAAGAACTATTCTTTTTGTCCCATGCTTCTAAGCTATATTTTTGTGAATATCCATTATTATTTATATAATAATAATCGCCTTGTTCGGTAGTGACAGTTTTGCCGAAGTATTTTTGGATATCTTTATTAGCGCGTTTTTTGTTTAAAATGCTTTCCATTAAAAGTTTATATGTTGAATTGTATTCCACTAAAGTTTTATTAAACTCATTTTCTAACTTAGATCCACTAGATTGAGGTGTTTTTGAATTATTTTTTTGCGCAGATGATGCCCCATGCATAGATTCAACAATAGTTTGAACGCCTTGCATTCCAGTGCTTTGAAAAGCATTAAGCTTTGGAGCAATCTCTCTATTATACATTTTGTTAAAGTCCATATATTCTTGTCCTTGATTCAGCGATGGATTTTTTTCATATGATTTGCCTTTATTTGGTATAATTCCTAGATCGTTTAAAAAGCTTAGTAATTTCATTTTCTATACAATAATGCTAGAAAATGTAATCTAATAATTTGTTTTTGAATGAGCATAAATTGAATATGATACTCCTAGAATTGATAAAAAATATAACCAATTCTCAGATAATCTCATATTATATATTTCTTTTGAATCATTAAACATTCCAACTGCTCCTAACTTTTTGTTTTCTAAACTGTTTAATATTTTCATTATTTTTGCATTATCTTTTTCCAATACGTTAATTTTTTTTAACTTGCCTGAGACACCATCGGCTGTTTTATCAATGTCTTGCTGCAAACTATCTCTAAATAAAAATAAATCTGCTCTTAACTCGTTAAATGTTTCTTCATCTTTGTTATATTCATTTTTTGATGAATTGCTGTTTGGATATGCTTTTGAGTAAGGAAAACTATTTGTAATAGAGTCTAGTGCTATTTTATATCTTACATTTAAATCAGCAAGTTCATTTTTATATTGAATAGGTGATTTTTGCTTAACCATAATCTATATATTATGGAGAACATATTCTATAATGTTTTGCATTAATAGCAGTTCTGCTATTTCTTGTGACTTCACATACATTTCCAGGACGCATACCTAAAACAAGTGCAACTGGTTCAAATCTAGAAATATCTGGTATCTGTCTATGATTGTCAATTGCATATTTTTTGAAAACATCAGTTTTCTCATCTACAGTTAAAATCCTATGAGGTGGTACTAGCTTGTGTTCTAGAATATTAAACTGCAAATGTTTTAGCCCTATGACTGTAATAAAATGTCCATCATCTGCCCATATTTGTCGCAATGATTTAACCAATGAATCATTGGCGCGAGCTCGAGCAATAACAATTAAATCATCTTTTTTCTCGAGGATTTCGTCAATTGTAAATAAATCTTCAATATAATCATAAATATTATTGCTTCTAAGAGTTTTTCCTAGATGATATTTGACATATGCTTTTTTTCCAGTACTCTTATTCTCTACAAGCATATCTAGTTGCTGGTTTTGATACATGCTATGAACTTCACTCACATTGGACCCCTCATAATTTGAAATGTCAAAACCTCTTTTTTGCAATATATCTAAAATATTTGCTCTGCTTTTTGCAAGACTTACAATAAAACCGCTTTGTGCCATATTAGTATAGTATATAATATGATATTTTTAAACTATTATTCTTTCAATTTTGCATTTAATAATTTAACCAAATGTGACTAGTTTTTTGTTTTCTGAAGAACCATCATTTTCTGATTTTACCTCTTCTTGTTTCTCGGGTTTATCGGCGGGCGTTTTGCTAACATCTAAAATCCCCCGCGGCTGTTCGTCATCAGTTACTGTAGTTATTGTACTAGATATAATTGTTGGATTTATATCATCATTGTCTTTTTCTTTTTCTTCTTCCCGAGGTGTATCACTACTATTATATTTACTAGAGTCTGTATTAATATTTATAATAACCGGCGGTGGAGGAGGCGGTTGAGGTCCTCCAGACATAACTTTGCTTTTATCAATATCATTACTGTATAGCGCGTACTCTGGAGTAAAGTTTCCAAACTCAGGAGAAGGTGTTTGTTGAATCATCTGTGGGCTCATGATCTGTTTCGGAATATACGTATCAACACCAACTGACATTACAGGTTCTTCATATATTGGCGTAACTGTCTGTTTTTTAATAGCTGAAATTACTCTCTCCCAATTATTTGGCTCTCTATCTACTGCAAGTCGGCGAATAACTTCTTCATCTGGAATGATGCTTCCACTTGGCATTACTAATTCATCTGCTTTCCATCCAGATGGGTAATCTTTAGGATTACTTAAATGATCCTCTACATACCATACTTGAGATGGATTTCCATCCTTATTTATAATCAAAGATTCAAATAAATCACCGGTTTCAAAGTCATATCCTGCAAATCTCCAACCCTTTTCATTTGGATCAATATTTTTCATTTCTTCTAATCTAGGAAGTGGCGATAGAGCATCTGCTGCTTGAGGGCTATCAAAATTAAACTTACTTTCAGAAATAAAAGATTGTGTATCGTTATTTCCAATTTTCGCTGGTGTTGTATTAAAAGCACCAGTTTTAGAACTTTTACGCGCAGCATTTTGTGCTTGAGATAAAATAGTTTTTGGCGTCGCATCTTTTCCTGCTAATCTAACAACATTATCTGAAAATGCCATACTGGAAAGCTGATCAATATTATCTTCAGTAATAATTTTCATTTGAACACCCATTGTTTGAAGTTCTTGCATGAGCAGTTTAAATGCATACGGGATTCTTATTACGCTAAATGATCTCCCATATTTAGAAATATTTTCAATATTCATACCATCATCCATATTTCCAATAAATCGTATCGGTCCATCTGCATATGGACTCAAAAACAAATTGTGACTTTCATTATAAATAGCAGTCATACCTGTTTTATTACAAACCGCCATAAAATATTCATCACCGCGAACCATAAGGGACTCATTTAAAAAATATGAAGCCCCATGACCGGCAACCCCATCTCTTTCCATTTCTCCAATTCTTAGACCTCCATTATTTGCCCTACCTTGGACTGTTTGTCTTGTTAATTGTGTCCTTGGTCCTCTTGCGCGATAATTAATTTTATCTTTAACCATATGTTTCAATCTCATATAATATGTTGGACCTATAAATATCTGTGATTGCAATTGCTCTCCAGTCATACCATTATATAATATTTGATTACCAGACGAATGAAATCCAACATTTGTTAATAATTTTCCAAAATTGGTTGCTTTTTGACCTTTATTCATAAAAGCGGTGCAATCACCATATCCGCCATACATTGTACATGCTTTTCCCATCAATGTTTCAACTAATTGTCCTATGGTCATTCTACTTGGAATGGCGTGTGGATTAATAATAATATCCGGCTTCAGACCATCAGATGTAAAAGGCATATCTTCTTCGGGTATAACTAATCCAATTGTTCCTTTTTGACCACATCTAGAACAAAACTTGTCTCCAATATTTGGTATCCGTTCATGTCTTACTCTTACTTTAGCCAATCGAAATCCCTCTTCGCCTTCTGTTACAAATGTTTTATCTACAAACCCGAGCTGGCCCTTCTTTGGAACAACTGAAGCATCTCTTGATACGTTTGGATTTAATGGATCATTTGTAACACGACCAATCAATACAGTTTTTTCTGTAAGGGGGGTGTTTTCTTTAACCATTCCGTTTTCATCTAACTCTGAATAATCAAACCCAGGTTTTTTTCCAACAACAGTAGCTTCTTTTTCAATATTTGTAAATACTGTATCAACCTGCATATTTCCAATTTTAGAACTTTCTTCATACGCTTCATAAGAATTATAATAAGTTGTGCGAAATAAACCACGCTTTAAAGCACCTTCATTAAAAAGGATACTATCTTCAACATTATAACTTCCATAAACCATTATAGCTGCAATAACATTTTCACCATATGGGTGCTGTTCTTTGCATATTTTATTTAAATATCTACTTTTAATTAACGGAGTTTGTCCATTATTTAAAACAACCCCCATTTTATCAATTCTTGTTTGGAAATTAGAATGATACAATGAAACCGCCTGTCTCATTTGACCACATGCGAAAAGATCGCGCGGCAACTGATTATTTTCTGGAAAAATAATTTGGTTACCCATAACACCTAGAATCAATGATGGATGTATTTCAAGATGCGTATATGGCTTTTTATTTAAATCATCGCCATCAAATGCTACTAGGGCTCCCTCTGCCTCTGCAGTATCAAGATATTCAATAATTGCTTCAGAACCCTCTAGTGCTTCAATATTATCTACTGCATAAAGTTCGCTTAACTCATTGTATATTTTGCAACTTCTTGGATTAAACATCGTGTCTTTCTTAGGTGCAAACCCGGTAGTTAATTGCTGCCATGTAAAATTACCTGAGTTTATTCTTTCAAGTATATGAGGTTTATCATAGCTGGGTTTTTTATTATCTTGTACATAAAATACAGGACGACACATTCTTCCAGAATCAGTAAAAATGTAAATTGATGAATTACCTATATCCCAACGAATTGATGAAAATACAGGCAACATCGATATTCTTCTTGCCTTTTTAAAATTAGAAATTAGTGTTTTTGGATCTTTAACTACACCAATCCATGCGCCATTTACAAGCACTTTTGTAAAATTACCATTTTGCTTGGGAGTCCCTTCTTCTAACAATCTTAATTTATTTTTTTTCAACCATTGAATCATTGGCTTTCCAGAACAATTTGTAGTAATTGCTGCGGAAATTGCCATATGTTTATGCAATCCAACATTTCCACCATCGGGTGTATCTACCGGATCAATTATTCCCCATTGTGACCCATGTAAAAGCCTTGGTCCTATTACTTTTGCACTAGCATCTAATGGTAAATTAATTTTTCTAAGGTGTGATATTGCAGCATTGTAGCTTAAACGATTCAATCCTTGAACGGCGCCTAGACGTTTGGTATGTTCAACTGCACCCCAATTCCCCTTGAATCCTTTTCTAAATCCGGTTTCAACAATTCTTTTAGCAAACGCTTCTTTATAATTTGCTTCAATCAATTGTGTGAACTTATTTCGATATAAGCCTTTATTGTAAGTATATTTTTTATCAAAATGTTGCGATATCTCTCTTTGTTGCATGGTATAGTACTCCTTAAATAAATCATAAATAAGTGATCCTGGCAATTCAACACGTTTATATTTAAAACTATCTCTATCAGTTGGTTTTACATCTTTTGTATAAACGCGCATCATTTCTTTCGTCATATGACCAATATAATACGCTTTTTCATGAAAGTTCATCTCACCAACATGAGGAAGTAAATAATCTGATAATATTTCTAATGCATGTGGTGTAGTTTTTCCTTTAGTAAAAACTGCAATATACTTAAGCGCATCTTGTTGTGTGAAAATACTACCTGCGTCATAAATACATGGAGCAAATAAGTCAACATACGAACTATATTTTTCCATATCTAAAAGACAGTGCTCAATAATAGATTTATCAGATTCCACTCCTAATGCCCTCATTAAAATAAATAATGGAACTGGTTTTCTCACATTTGGGATATTAACGACGATATGTTTATTATTGCACGTTGGTGAAGGAGCAACCATTCTAATAGAAAGCGTTCTTATTGGTTTTGAAGCATCTTCAGAAACAGATCTTATTTCTGCAGAATGACTATACATATCATTTACTTTATCTCTTACATACAACATATTGTCTGCAAACTTTTCTTGCGAAACAATAACCTTCTCTTTTCCGTCTATAATAAAATATCCCCCATAATCATTTCTACATTCTCCCAATTCAAACCTCACATCAGAAGCTAGATTTTTTAAAATACATAAATCAGAAAAAAGCATAATAGGGAATCTTCCTAGAAATATTTTTTCCAATGTTGTGGAGTATGTTGGCTGTTTTGGTGCTTCTTCGTCTTTGTCTGATTTAATATAAAAATCAACATCAACATCAATATGAATTGTAATACCATATGTCATGTTTCTTAGACGAGCTTCATTTGGATACATAAAATGTTCTCTATCATCGTCATAAATTATAGGCTTACCATAATATAATTTGTTTCCATTCTTGCCTGCCATAAAAATATTACATCTAAGACCAAACTCTTTTGTTTTGGGGTCTTGTTCTTTCATAATTTGAATAGGATTTTTTTCTCGAAATATTCTCTTAATTCCATCATTGTAAAACTCATTAAATGAATCCAAATGATGATTAACTAGTAAATTAGGATTATCTTGAAATAACTTATCTATTATTACTTGTGCTAACTGATCACTCATTTTATAATATAGTTCCATCTTATTTTTATGCTTATTACTAAGACAATCAATTATTTTCAATATTCTTTATTAAATAATATTGAAAATGTTATTCATTTATTCATTCAATTCACCCATCATTTCATTTTTCAATGATGTTTTAAGCTTAGAAGGGTTCATGATTATAACAAAAAGACCAATTAGAACAAAAAACAAAACATATGGGAAAAACAAAAGAAACCATGAAAACTGGGTAAATCCTGCTTTACATACAGAGTTTAAAACAAATGTCCAGAAAGCAATGTAAAGTGCTTTTCCAACAAATACTGCTGCGATATTATCAACCGGACATTCATAAGAACCAATGCAATATTTTCCAGAGTTTCCAATATTTTGTGTAACCATAAGTATTAAAGAAATCACAGAAATAACTAAATAAACATATGCAGGACTGCATAATTTTCTAACATGTTTCATTATGTTCATTATATTAAATAAGTAGAAAACATTTTACAATTTGGCAGCACTATTATCTGCGTTTTTTACTATTTCATTTAAGTCAGATGGTTGAAAAGGTTTTAATTTAAAGTTTTGACCACTATATTGATCTCTAGTTGGGTAAGGAGATAGAGGCGAAGACTTTCCATTAAAAGTACTCACTGCACTTGAAGCACTATGTTGAATGCCTCTCACTGCATTTGTTAGTACTTGAAATGGAGAAGACCTCGCTCCCCCGCGCATTTTTTTTGTTTTTCTTTTGTGTTTTCTTGCGCGATGCTTTTTACCATGGCGCGTTTTATGATGTTTTTTACGGTGCCGCTTTTTACCAGGATGCTTTTTTCCATGATGTTTTTTTCTATGATGCTTTTTTCCGCGATGCTTTTTGTAAGTTTTTGACTTTTTCTTAATTTTTCTTTTTTTTGTTTTCTTTTTACCTCCTTTGTAAATATTAACAGTGCTTTCTGGATGATCTCCAACATTATTGTTGTATTTATAATAATTTCCGTTTGACGAACAATTTCCACTTACACAAGGTAAATTACTTAAATCGCTGCCATATGGTTTTCCTACAGGATGAGATGCAGAAGAAAAAACTTGGCTTCCACCATTTTGATTATTAATATCTAAAGAATGCATTTATATATTAATTATAGATTTTATTCGATATCTACATGTGTAAGCATATGTCTCCTACAACAGGGTCTAGTTAAATTAAGAATGTCCATTACTTGTCCTTCTGCAGTTTTCTCTGTGTTATCTGCAGTCAAATAAACAATAGAAGAGGCATCCATATTTTTTTCATTTTTCATTTTTCTTACTTCTCTTTGATAAAATCGATATTTATTTCCAAGTACCTTTCCACATGTAAAACATTTAACCGGGATAATCATTGTTCTAATATATTTAACAAAGATTATCTTGCTGTCAATTTTCCGTAAAACTATTAATTATCTAAATATGTCGGCCCGCCATGTTTGCCTTTTTTTCCACCAACGCATTTATTGTCTTCTGTTAAAACGCAATATTTTGCACTAGCGCATCCCTTTTTACTAAAGGTTGTGCAATAATCATGCAAAACATCTGGCTGATCGTGATATTTACTATGAATAGCATTTACATCTGGTGTAGAATCAAATGTCTCAACAGTAATTATTTTATTTATCCTTTTATCTACAACTGGATTAAAATCAATATTCAAGATTTTAAATGCAGTAAGGATTGTTAGAAAACATATGACTACTGTTAAAATACTCGGCCAATGAGTTGCTAAAAATGAATCAAGATAAGACATAATATATATAACTAGAGAGATTAATGCTCAATCTATTGTGTTTATTTAATTTTTCTATGTTTCCGTGTTTTTTTGTGAGCTAATCGTGTTTTCTTTTTCCGTGTTTTTTTCTTTTTCCTTTTTTCCAATTTTTTTATAAACCATTTTTGATATTGTTTTTGCCAATTTTGATTTTCCAGCATGATACGGCAATGGCATTACTAAATTATAATGTTATTATTTTCTTTTATTTTTCTTCTTTGTTTTATGTTTGCGTTTTTTTAACTTTTTATTTTTTCTAGATTTACCTTTATTTTTCTTTTTTTTCTTGTTATTGTGTTTTTTTCTTGTTTTGTTTTTACGCCTTTTATTTTTCCGTGCGTTTTTTCTTTTTTTTATTTTCTTTGACCCTCCTTCTTGTTCAGGATGTGCATAAAACAACTCTGGATGAAGTAATACCTCCTCACCATCTAATAATGCAGAAGCATATTGGCAATCACTTCTTACTAATCCAGCACCACAATTTATACAATTGAATGAATCAAAGTCAGATTCATTGCATAAATCTGTAAAACATTTTAAATGGTAATAACAATTTGACCCACATAATAATTTAAAAGCGACATCTTGTAAGTTCATTGGATATTTACTTATATTTTTTTCACAATAACTGCAAATTATTGGATCCTGAATATTTTGTAATTCATTTATTTCAACTACATCAGACATATATATATATTTATATTTATAATTATAATTATTTTCTTCTTCTCTTAAATGTTTTTCTTTTCTTTTTTCTTCGTCGTTGTTTTTTCTTTTTTTTCTTGACATGATGTTTTTTTCTTGTTTTGTTTTT